AGATATTGAGATACAATTAAAGAATTTTTAGCACATACTACACGCCATGCCGATGGCAGTATGTTAGTGCTAATACCGTATTTATCGTACTTTTACAACTAAATAAAATCTAACTGTCGCTTTTATGTCGTAAAACTGTCGTTTTTATGTCGTGTTCAGCGGCTTTTTTTGTGTGAAAATAAAATTACAAAAGGAGAGTGATTGAATTGTATGACGAAGATTTAAGAGAGCGATTACTCTCACGGGAACAAATACAAAAATTAGACTTAGTAACTCAAACAATATTGTTTAGTGTTATTGAGGATGTATTAGAGGAGAGAGAACATGATAAACAATCCTTATCAACAGCAAATGACTTATACTCCGGGTTATAACGCATATCCATATAACCCGATGCAAAGATTTCAGGAGCAGCAATTACCGCAACAGCCAGTTCAACAAATGCAGCAACAACAGAATTTACAAATACAAGCAGGGATAAATGGCAGAATGGTGGCAGCAGTTGAACAAATTGCAGCTAATGATGTACCTATGGATGGCTCAGTTGCATTTTTCCCTAAACAGGACTTGACGGAAATTTATGCAAAACAATGGGGTGCAGACGGCTCGATAAAAACAGTCGTGTATAAGCCTTATACAGAGCCTAAAAACAGTCAAGGCATAAATAATACAGAAAATATCGAAAACTTGAAAATTGACCTATCAGACGAAAGCACAGCGGTATTTATGCAGAAGTTTGATGAGATTTTTAATAAATTTGACGAGTTAGAAAACAAAATGTGTAAAAGTGCTACTTCTCAAAGGAAAACTTCGACTTTAAAAAAGGAGGGCGGTGTAAATGAATAATCAGATTATGCAGATGTTAAATCAGATTAAAAATATAAAAAATCCAAAAGAAGCCGCTATGAAAACATTAGAGCAAGCGGCAAATCAAGGAAATCCAATGGCAAAAAATATGTTGCAGAAAATAAACAGTGGCGACATGAATGGAGCACAGCAAATTCTTGGTAATTTTATGAATGAACAGGGATTGAATATACAGGAAATTCAAAAACAAATTCAAAAATAGTACATATTAGGGTTTTGTCCGGACAATAAAAACCAGTTCCCTATTTTGTAAATAAATCAAATGGAGGTAAACTAATATGTTTAACAACGGAGTTAGCCTTGCCGATATTGCGGCAGTAACAGGCAATAACAGAAACAATGACGGTATGTGGGGAGACGGTGCATGGTGGATTGTCATTCTTCTTATTTTCGGCTGGGGTGGTTTTGGTAACAACGGCTGGGGTAACGGTAATGGAATGGGTTCTACTGCCGCCGCTTATACAGACAGTGCTATTCAGCGTGGATTTGATAATCAGGCTGTTGTTTCAAAACTTGATGGCATTTCTAACGGACTTTGTGACGGTTTCTATGCTATGAACAACAGTATGCTTACTGGCTTTAATGGCATAAATACAAACATTATGCAGACAGGCTACGGCATCCAACAGGCTATTAACGCTGATACAGTCGCTAATATGCAGAATACAAACGCTTTGCAGTCACAGATTGCTAACTGCTGCTGCGAGACGAGAGAAGCCATCCAAGGTGTAAACTACAACATGGCTACTAACACTTGTGCTTTGCAGAACACCATGAACAACAACACGAGAGACATTATTGATAGCCAGCAGGCAGGAACGAGAGCCATCCTTGATTTCCTGACTAATGACAAGATTGCAACATTACAGGCAGAGAATAACGATTTGAGAAGAGCTGCTTCACAGGATAGACAGAACGCACTTCTGACTTCTGCCATGAGTGCACAGACACAGCAGATTGTCAACTCTGTAAATCCTACAGCTATCCCAGCCTATGTTGTGCCTAATCCTAATGCTTATGCTTATGGATGTGGTTGCAATACAGGATGTGGCTGCTAAAAGTAGCAGCTACGCAAAAATGAATAATTGAGTATCTTAATTGAGTTTAACTCGATTATGTCTGCTAAGCAGTATTACTTATAATCAAAGGGCAGGCTATAATGTTTGCCCTTATTTTTATGAAAGAGAGGTAAATAAAATGGCTGAATTTAGTAATGTAGCCGTACAGAATGTAGCTACAAACGGAAATGTATTATTTGCAGATACACCGACTTCAACTTGCAATAAAGGATGTATCACTCACCGCACAGGAAGTGGCTTAATCAATGTTAAGGGTGCGACAAATAATTGCCGTGCAAAGTACAGAGTAGAATTTAACGGAAATATTGCAGTTCCTGATGGTGGTACGGCAGGGGCTATATCACTTGCGATTGCAATAGAGGGTGAACCGGATTTATCGACACTGGCAATTTCTACACCGACAGCGGTTGAAGCATTTAACAATGTTTCTACGGCTACGGATGTATGGCTTTCTTGCGGATGCTGTCAGGCAATTTCTGTAAAGAACACATCTACACAGGAAATTAGTGTAGCAAATGCCAATATTACAGTTAATCGTGTTGGCTAGGCTTGCTTGAAATGTATGCAAGAAGCGCATTGTCAACAATTTTGCTGATTGGTATTAGAGTTTGCTTGGAGTATTCTTTCAATTTCTTTTCAACCTCTTTGTTAAGAGTTGTCGAGAAACGGACGCGATTCTTCAGTTCATTTTTTGGCATATTTGTACCACCTTTCATAAATTTAATTAAGTTTAACACATTTTTTTATTGAAAACAAGAAAATAATTTGATATAATTTAATTAAAGTTAATTAAGTGAGGTGCGAAAATGGCTAGAAACAGTTTGTACAATGACTTGACAGGTATGAAATTTGGTGCACTAAAAGTATTAAAAAGGCACGAAGGGAAAACCGATATTTCAAAATCTTGTTACTGGATTTGTCAATGCGATTGTGGAAATATTGTAAGCAGAAGGACATCGACATTAAAAAGGGCAAGTAAAGGCTCAATCCCTAATTGTGGTTGCTTAAATGCAAAAAGACTAAGGAAGTGTTCCTTATCAATGAAAAAACACGGCATGTCTAAAACAAGAATTTTTGGAATTTGGGAGAATATGCGCGACAGATGCAATAATCCTAATTCAAAGCTGTATTATTTGTATGGCGAGCGTGGAATTAAAGTTTGTGAGGAATGGTCAAATGATTTTTTGACTTTTTACAATTGGTCTATCAAGAACGGGTATAGGCAAGGATTATCCATTGACCGAATAGATGTAAATGGAAACTATGAACCTAACAATTGTAGGTGGGCTACTGCAAAACAACAAATAAGAAACAGAAGAAATACGGTTTATGTCAATATAGGCGGCGTGAAAAAAACTTTAGGTGAACTTTCAGAAGAATATAACATTAAATACAACACCCTTTATGATAGGTATAGAAGACATAAAGGAGCATCGGATTTTAGCGATATAATTAAATAGGAGGCTTGATGATATGCACAAATGGGCTAAACAGATAATGGAATGCGTCAAGGCTAAGGTTGACGGAATTGGAATTGACAATTTTGAGGGGCAGAACCTTGACGATTTAAAGGATTTTACAGAAATAGCGAAGAATATAGCTTGCTTTGACAAGGATTACAGAATTGTTGAAGCTATGGAAAAGTCAGAAGATAATGAGGATATTATGCGTATGCTTGAACAGTACGAAAATTATCCGGACAGAAGATACTATGACGCTTACCGCTATGCAAACGGCAGATTCGCCCCTAAAGGTCGTGGAACACGCAGAGGATATGAAGAACCGCCATATTATCATATGTACCCAGAAGCAGAGCATATGAGGGACATGGATAGGGATGATAGAGGAAAGATGTATTACAGCGAACCTGCAAGCAATGTGAGTGGTAGCAATAATATGTCAAGAAACTACTCTGAAAGCAACTATGACAGGGCAAAGCGTAACTATACAGAAACAAAAGAGTTACACAAAGGGAACACTCAGGAAGATAAAGAGCATAAGATGAAATCCCTCGACGGATACATGAAAGAGTTGTCAACAGACATTACACACTTGCTCGGTGACATGACAGCAGAGGAAAAAAATCTTTTAAGAACAAAACTTAGTACACTTGTTTCTAAGATTTGAGAATAATATTTTCCGACAATCTAGGGCTATAGATAGCAATATCTGTAGCCTGTTTTTAAATAATAAAATCAATGTTTGTGAGGTGATTTTATGTTTATAATAAATAATATAACGTGGCAAATTGTATTTGTGCCAAGTGACAGTAATAAACTTATGCGTTCTGACGGTTCTATTAGCCTTGCTGTGACCGATTTTAACGACAAGGCAGTATATGTATCAGATAATGCAAAAAACGGCTATTTACGCAAAATAATGGCTCATGAATTATGTCATTGTTTTTGTTTCAGTTACAACATATATATGCCTATTCAGCAAGAGGAATATTTAGCAGACTGGATAAGCCTGTATGGGGCAGATTTGATATATTTACTTGACGATTTGATGATTACTTTAACAAGGAGTGTGGCATGATGGACAATTTATTAAAGCAGATTCAAAAGACAAATCCTGATATGACAGTCGAAAAACTTATCTCTGAGATACAATATAATGACTATTTGACAGTGGCACTTATTATAAGCAAAGGAGTTGTAGAAAATGCAGAAAAATGTTACAATAGCAAACAAAAAAGGAGTTGAAAGATTATGGCAGTAAAAAATGCTGATGGTGTACCTATTTCTTTTGAGTGCATGGATTTAATTAGAGAACTTGAAAGAGATATACAAGAGTTTGGTGAAGACAAGTTAATGGACGCAATAGTTGTGCATCAATGTGGGGTAGAGATTTGCAAAGATTATGACTTTTATCCGCTAGAGATGGAATTAAAAAAAGGTGAGCGAACAATAACAATGACTGCATCTGCATTGCTGGAAGTATTTAAAAAACAAAATTTAATGTTGTAATTTCTAAAAAGGTGAATTATGAAAAATATAGACGATATGATTGGGAAAAAATTCGGAAAATGGAGCGTTTTATCTCTTTCTGACAAAAAAGATGTAAGTAATAACAGATATTATAATTGTAGATGTGAATGTGGGAATACAGGTGTTGTAGCAGGTTGTAAGTTACGCAGTGGGAGGAGCAAGTCTTGCGGTTGTAATAGAACTCTTGATATGACAGGGGAGAAGATAGGAAATTTAACTTTTATAAAGCCAGTAGGGATGGAACAGGGACGGTATATTTGGGAATGTCAATGTGATTGTGGGAATATCATCCGAAAAACAATATCAGATGCAAAAAACATTAAATCTTGCGGTTGCGTGCAGAAAAAATCAGCACAAAAAAGCATAAAAGAAAATTCGAAAAGACTAACAAGAGTAGACAACACCTGTCTAAATAGTTTAACTCAAAAAACATCTAAAAATAACACTTCTGGAATCAAAGGCGTAAGTTGGAATTCTAAAAGAAAAAAATGGATTGCTCAGATAACATTTAAAGGGAAAAATTACGGTTTAGGGAGCTACTCAACTAAAGAAGAAGCGATACGAGCAAGAAAAGAAGCAGAAGAAAAATTGTTTAAACCAATTTTAGAAAAATATAATTATGAAAAGAAAGACGAGTAGCGTGTTAGAATAAGTGCTTAGAAAATATATCAAATAAATCATATTGCAATCTTGTGAAAAGTTTGATATAATATACTTTATAAAGTAACATTTATTTTAATGTCTTGTTTATTTTGCACAATACATAAATGACAGTATGCAAGTGCGGATGTGCAAATTGCTGAAAGTGAGGTGGCAACATGAGCAGTCCCGAAAATGATTTTATAATTGTAAACACGAAAGAAGATGTATTGCGTGAAAGATACATTGCAGGAGCAGAGTTAGTCGGGAAATATGATTTCCCAAAGCTGCAATCAATTCGGGCAAATTTAGAAGATGTTGAGCCGGTACCATTTAATCTTGCAAGTAAAGAAAAGCATCCGAAAAATTGTGTTTGCCATTTTTTTATAGATGATGTACGGTTTGAGCGACTTTGGAACAATCCAAGTAAATACATGGATATACTGAAAAACTTTAAGTATGTATGCAGTCCCGACTTTACTTTCTATGATGATATGCCCCTTGCTTTGCAAATATGGCAGATATACAGAAGTCGGGCATTAAGCTATTGTTTAAACCGAGCCGGTTTGAAGATTATCCCGGCTGTAGGCTGGGGAAGTGAAGAAACATACGACTATTGCTTTGATGGTTTACCAATACACTCCACGCTTGCGGTATCGACAAACGGATGCTTTTCAGCAGAGGGGAAAGAATGTTATAGAAAAGGATTTAAAGAAATGTGCAGGCGATTGGAACCGAAGCAAGTTGTTGTTTTTGGTTCTCAAATTGATGTTGATATAGATGTAGATATTGTTTATAAATCGAGCTACTGGCAACAAATGAGCGAACGGCTAAAAAAGAGGTGATTTGATGGGTAGCAGGAGTGGACACAAAAAAGGCGGATATATTTATACGCCTGGCTTAAAAAAGATTGTATATATAGAAAATAGAGGCGGCATCAAGATTATAAAAACTCGTTATAAATTCTTAAAACAACGGCGGTCAAAGAACAAATAGCAACTATACAGCGGTTATTATATATATGGATAGAAAAAACAAGGCTAAGAAGAAAAATGGCTATATAAAGCCGTAGCAAAGAGATAAAGAGACACGAAAAAAGAGACTTTTTACAGTCTCTTTTTTTCCAAAATGTATCTATTAAATTTGTTAATAGTTAAATATAAATTATTATTTACATCCCAAAATTGTTTCTATTAAATATATAGTATTACTTTTACTTTTTAAGCAAGTTTTGAATGTCAATTAAGATTTTTGACATAATAACTTGCTTTTCGCTGTCGTGCATTTCATCGTCAAGAATTCCTGCACTTTCTGAACTTGCGTCAATATTCAACGCTGTACAGATACGAATATACGCATCTGCAAATTTTACGCTATCATGCTGTTCTTTTGCATTCAACATTTTTAAATATAATTCCTTATATTTCATGCTCTCACCTCCTTTTTTATTATATGTTATTTGCTAAAATTCAGCAATTAAATTTTCACTGAATTTTTCGGCTTCTTCTTTGCCCTCGCGAATAGTGTTTACAGAACATACACGAACCCACGCATTATATGCTCTATTAAAATATAGTAAATCATATTTCATATTAAATCTGTTTATTTCCAAACCGCCTGTAAAACGATTTACAATGTTGAATTTTTCGCCATTTTTTCTAAATATTCTCATAACAATTTACCTCCTTAATCACCAAAAAATCACTTTGCCGTCTTTATTCTTATAATGCCACCATTTGCCCGATTGATACATTATACAAGTGTTACCGTTTTCGTCAATCCATGCTTTTTTGATTTCACCATGTTCCCAAGTGCCAAACTGGGAACGATGGAAGTTGTAAAAATGCTTTGCTGTCATATTCAAGCCCCCTTTTTATGAATAAATCAAGTTGTAAGCATCTAAATATTCTGAATGTTTTTTGACAAATTCAATTTGTGCTTTTTGTGCTTCGTCTGAATTTTTGCCTGAATGCAAAATTTCATAAAACAAATTGACAAGCTCCATTTTTTGAGAGTTTACAATTTTGCATTTTTCACGCTCTTTTTTATCAAAAAGCATGAAGACCCAGGAATAAGCATTCCGCTCGCAGTCTATTCTGTGATTTTTGCAAAACTTTTCAATAACAGGAGTGAATGCGATATATTCACTCTGGTTGTCGAACTTTATGTAGCAGCCGACGCCACCAACTGTATTTTTGAAAGTTTCGTATTTTAAATTATATTTTTTGCAAAAAACAATAATTTTATTTACCATCTTTTTGCCCTCCTAATTTTATTTTAAAGCAAGCCGGGGAATCGAACCCCGGAAAAGTGCCGACACTTGCCTAAATACAACTTTTGAGTGCTAATCTTTTGACCTCTTCGCATTTGACATTAACAAGATATTTTGCTCGGTCAAAATTAACCTTTCCACCTGTGCAATTAACAATGTAATTTGCACATTCTATGTATTTGTTAAATTCTTTTTCGTATGCCTTATCAAAGGCTTTTTCTAACTCTGCATCTTCTGGGTTCTTTTCCCACCTCTTTTCTATTGTGTCGCAAGTTCTTGCAAGCTCACAATATTCGTCAATCAGTTCATGTAATTTTTTCATCATATCAACCGTCCTTTCTGCCATTTATTAAATTCCATAAATTAAGATTTCAAAAATGCCATTTTCGATATTTTCAAATTCGACTTTAAAAAACAAACCGCAATTCAAGTAGTCACATTCCAATGCTCCGAGATGTGAATATCTCCACGGGATGTTGTTTTTTTCAAACGCATCTATAGCGTTTGAATTTAAACTACCTTTTCCCCACTCAACTAAAAGTCCTGTCCTTGCCTTTTCTTCGTTTTTCATATTTCTACACCTCCTCTATTCATCTTCCAAGTGTGCGTATTCTTCGCACTCTTTTTTCTTTGGACATTCTGAACATCTGTCCTCGTATTTTTCACATATTTCTGTAAGCTCTCTTTCAAGCTCTTCAATTCTTGTCATAATCTTGTACCTCCTAAAATGTTTTATTTGTATTTCTTATCTTGTATATATAATAGCACATATATTGCACATATACAATATACAAAATGCACAAATATTGCACATATATTATAAGGCTTTATTGTATAATATGTATAATGCACATATACCATTGACTTTATAATGCACATATGTTAATATATAAAGAAAAAAAGATTGGAGGATAATAAAATGAGTGAAAATAAAACAAGTGCTGCACAGCTTAAAGCGTCAAGAGAATACGAGAAAAGAAATGACAGGATAAATGTTGTATTCCCAGCAGGGACACGAAGCCGCATGAAAGCGTTAGGTATTGAAAAACCTAACACATTTATAAAAGAAGTTGTTGCCAGCGAACTTGAAAAAATGGAAAAATATTCAAAATAATGCACATATACCATTGACTTTATAATGCACATATGTTATAATGTATTCAACAAATAAGAAAGGCAGCCAAGTGGCTGAAAGGTGGATATTATGAGTAGAAGAGCATACACAGGTTACAGAGAAAGAGGTAATCAGCATTTATACAATGACTTTACAGAAATTGAAGCGGACGAGCTTCCAAAGGTCGGTGAGGAATGGAGGGACGGGATTGTTTACGCTGTCAATGAGGAGCAGCTTGATTGTGAACAGCCGAACGATGATAATTTTAAATTTAACTATTATTATATAGAGTGGATAGACGGTGACGGCGATGATTGCGGCGAGTATGTTTGTTTTTTAGATTATGAGTATAAATTAGACGACGACATGGAATATATTCAAAAAGATTTATTTGAAAAATTAAAAGGCGATTCAAAATTATCAAATTGTGAAGATGCCAGCGACTTTGCGGAGTTTATAAACGAAGAAAACTCCGGTGGTAACCTTGAATTTTTAGCAACAACCGCACGAATGTTTGGAAATGAGGTTGTAGACAGCGTTATAAGCGAATACGATTATTCGCCCGAAATTTACAAATAAAAAAAGTAAATGCAGTCAAAAGCGGCTTGAAATATAGCCGCTTTTTTGATGCAAAAACATAATTCTATTATTTCACAATATTCTTTATAATCTTACAGAAAATCGAGTAAAAGATAGGGTATATATCATTACTCGAAAATCTGTATAAATCTAGTCTAGTTTCTGTATAATTTTATAAACACGAACTCGAATTTCTGTATATTTTTAAAAAAACATTTTTATATTGCAGTTTTAACAAGTAAATAGAGATGCATACTATTTTATTTTGTGCAGTTATTACAAATATTATGCTATAAATATACAGATTTTTGAGTTTTGCTGATACCCCATACAAGCATCTGTTTCTGTTACTGTTATATCAAAGACTTTAACTCTTAGATAAAACTATAGTATTAGCCAATAAAGTATATTAAGCATAAATATATATATAAATATAGCCGGTACAGTATATTATAAATATATATACTACACTATACACATATAAAGCTAGTATGTAGATTTTATATAAAACAAAAAAATATATTTAGGGTATTGACAGCAGTTATATTTAGCTGTATAGTAGATGCATAAATTAAATATTTAGCAGATTTGCACTTGAGAGATATAAACATATATAGCGTATATGCCATGTATAATATCTTTTCAGGTGCTTTTTTATTTATATAACAATACTGGAGGTGAGAAGATGGTAAAGGATGTAGAGCAAAACATAGATGTATTTGAAAATGATGTAGATAAATATTTACAGCTTTTTCTTGAAGAGCAAGGCATAGAAGACATGAGAAGCGAGCCGCAAAATGTGTGGAGTTCTGCATTGATGTATATTCAAAAGCATGTATTTAAAAATAATAAAATGTTAAAAATGACTACACCACCAGAGGGTTATATAAATAACAATTACGACAACGAGCATAGCAATCTTAATAAGAGTAACTGTAACGCATATGACTTAGAGCAAGTAAAACGTATATGTGATATATATATATATGAGTGTATGCTATATGATAAGATACCTACTCAGCAGGGTTTTATATATATGACAGGCATAACTGTAGATACTATATGCAGGTGGAAGAAAGATAGTAGTGTACTAAGTAAAGCGGGTTCAGAGTTTTTGCAAAATCTTTATGACAGTGAGGAGGAAGCGTTAATGTCTAAAGCATTCTCGCTCAGGAATCCGACCGGAGCATTGGCTGCACTCAATCACAAGAAGGGCTGGAGAGAAGATGGCAAGCTGCACATACAGCAAGTCGAACAAAAGACAGCAGCAGAGCTTCCAAGACTTGACGCAATACCCCAAGATGTAGCGGTTATTGAGGATAAAAAACACTAGATGTTGTGCAAATTTTGATAAACTTTAAGATAAACAATAGTTTATCAAAGAGTTGAGAAAAGCCGGATGCCGTCACCAACGGCAGGGGGGTACCCCTCTGGTGAGCTTGAAAAAATCGCCCCACTAAGTCCCTCAAATATCCTCAAAAACAAAAACCGGCTTTTCAGGGAAAGGAGTAGCCTATGAGAAAATACACTGTAAAAGAATTGTTTTCGTTGAGACATAATGGGATTGCAACAAAGTTTATCCTTGGAAAATTCTTACTGGTACAAAATCATATAGTTGATTGGCATTTCCCAAAAGATGGCAGTAGTCCTGAAAAAGCGTATATTATTCTTAAAGGCGAACATTTAGCAAGATTAGTATGAGGTGTATATGATAGCAGAGATTTTGAAAAGATTATTTTGTAAACATGAATGGGAGTTAAAACATTGTATTGCGATACAAGGAGAAAACGATAAAATTCCAGTCGGATATAAAGATGTTTATGTCTGTGAAAAGTGTTTGCGAAAGCATTTTATAAAATATTAAAGCAAAAGGAGAACAAAAATGACTGGCAATGAGTATCAAAAGTTTGCAAACAGAACTTGCAGTATTACAGAAAACAAAACGGATATGCTGCATCATGCAGTATTCGGTTTAACATCTGAGGCAGGAGAAGTAGCCGGGATGTTACAAAAGAAATATCAGGGGCACGAATTTGATATAGACCATTTCAAGAAAGAATTAGGAGATTGTACATGGATGATTGCGGAAGCGTGTACTGCGGTCGGAATAACTCTTGACGATGTATTTAACACGAATATCAAGAAATTAAAGAAACGCTATCCTGATGGTTTTACAACAGAAAATTCACTGCATAGGGCAGAAAATGATATATAAGAGTGAGGTGAAGAGATATGGCAATTAGAGCACCAACAATTTAAAGTGAAACATTTTTTGAAACTTGTTTAACATTTGTATTTTAATTCATATCTTTAGTACTTCATAAAAATATTACATATCACACACCGCAAGGCGATAACAGTCTTGCGGAATAATGGGGTATCGCCAAGAGGTTAAGGCATAGCACTTTGACTGCTACATCATGGGTTCAAATCCCATTACCCCAGTTTGGCAAGATGCCATCTTTGTTTTTCTTCTTGCAAAATCGCGGAGAAAAACTCCTTTCCCACACTAGCGGAATGCTGATTAAAGAGCCATCGCACGGCTCGGTGTGGTTGTTCGGGTGTCTATCCCACGATGCCCGAACTTACATACTTTTTCCGTACTGGACTAATGTAGTTCCATTACAACTTTCACACCCACCCATAACACACAGGTGCTTGCATACCATCTTAAAGCCTATACATAGGTGTATGCAGTTTTGGCATATAGTTCAGTGGTAGAACGCCTGACTGTTAATCAGGATGTCGCAGGTTCGATACCTGCTATGCCAGTTAAACAGAGTAAGCATGGTGTAGAATGGTGGTTCGAGTCCACCTGTGAGCATAACTCTAGCGAAAAAGGTACTCACCGCTTCTTTCCTAATGTTCTTAGCGATATAAAGAAAATTAGGGGCGAACGGCAACGATTGGTGGTGTTGCGGCAGACTGTAAATCTGTTCCCATGTGGTAAACAATAGAGGTTCGATTCCTCTTTCGCCCATTTGCAGATATGGTGTAATGGTATCACAGTAGCTTGCTAAGCTATCCAGTAGAAATGCTGTCAAGGTTCGAATCCTTGTGCCTGCGTTATGTCAACACTTGTGCAGAAACCAATGTCGGCAATGGAAGAACAGAAACTAGCTGTTGACATTATACTTTTACTCTCGACAAACATCAATAAGGATGGTTCGGGAACGGTATAACAAAGTCCGTATGAATTATACAAATATAGCAACAAAAATAATTCAATCCGTAAGTAGATGCTATGAGCTTACGGTTTCGGATAGTAGCTTAATGGCAGAGCTTCCTCGGAGCCGAAAGTGTAAGAATAAGGATGGTGCACACGAATTATTCTGAGAAAAAGCAGAGTGGCAGAGGTTCGATTCCTCTCTATCCGGTTTATTTGGTCAGTGATATGCTGTTGGCTTAACTGGTGGTCTATGTCATGGCTGAATACAATACACGCCCACGCAAAAATACTAGTTACGACGCGGGTGGTAGATAGTGACGGAATAGGTAAACGGAATTGTCGTAGAGAATTGGGTGCAATCGACAACTTAGCTACCCAGGTTGCGCACTCCTGTGTGGTGCAAATCCACACCTATCTACTTATCCCTGGCAATTACAAGGATAGCTGATAAACAGGCTTTTTAAAGCTCCTCCTAACAGTATGAAGAAGAGTAGACAGATGGTGTTTTATCCGGTTCGATTCCGGACTACTCTTTACTAAATTAACTTTAAAATATTAGAAAAGGAGTAAATAATGGATAATTTACAGCAACACAAACAGCTTTTACAACAAATACATGATACATATTTCAAGAAAAATCATGATTATGGCGATAGCTTTAGTCGTTCATTTAAGAAATATGGATTAGTAGCGGCTATGGTTCGCATGGAAGATAAATGGAACAGACTTGATAATATGGCATCAGGAGCAGAACAGAAAGTTGCTGACGAAACTATAAGAGATACGCTGTTAGACCTTGCTGGATATTGCGTTATGACAACGATGGAACTGGACAGAGAGAAAGACAACGCAAATCAAAAAGCATTTGAAGAACAGGTTCGGGATGAATATGCCGAAGTTTTTGGAGAAGATAACGAGAACGAAAAAGAAACAGATACTTCTAATAAAACATCAGCGGAAAAGAGTTCTATTGATGTAGGCAAGGTAATGGCTTTACATAATGCCAAATGGTCGCAGGCAAAAATTGCTGACGAAATGGGATGTTCACAAAGCATGGTATGTAAGATTATTAAAAAATATAAACAGTGAGGTAAATTTGAGGTGCAATATGTGTAAGTTTTGTAATAATAAAGCTAAACCTATAATTTCAAATGTAGAACAAGACGGCATAATGGACGAGAAAGTACAAGTTTTTCAAGCTACAATAAAAAGCAATGAATTGATGTTTGAAATAGTTTCTAATCACTTATCAACTTACTTTAATCTTACAACATTAAAAAAACAAATATCTTATTGCCCTATGTGTGGCGAAAAATTGAGAGAGGACTAAGTATGTGTGAATTTTGTGACAAATATCATTCACAAAAAGGAATGATAACGGGAAAAGAAATTGCAATCAATAAATGCGCAACAGAAACGGATTTGAAAGATTGCCAAGTATATCTTCATGGCGAAGATAATCCGTCAATCATTATTTGGGGTAAGAACGGAATAGCGAGAGGATATTTTGAGATTGTGTTTTGCCCTATTTGCGGTAGAAAGTTGGTGTAGTAATGGCAGAACCTTTAAGTAAATTAGCAGAAAAATGTAAAAGTTGCCCTAAATCTGAAAAATGCGACCATAAAAGAATGGAGTTATGCGCTTTAGCGGATTTGCCACCGCAAAATCTTGCAAGTGCTACACAAGGTATTTTGATAGACAATATGTCACCTATATTGAGGGAAGAAATAAAAAGCCCTTTAAGTCCGTTTAGGTACAAAGACGAATTAGAAAAAGCACTAAATGATTTCCATTTTGGGAATATGTTTATGCATGGTGCTTAGAAAGCTGGTAAAAGAATGAATGAATTTTTAAAATTTTTTGACGATAAAGCAAAAGACTTTCCAATGCATCTTGAAATTACTTATAGTAAAATATGTGATTGGAATATTTTGATTTATAAAAGAGGCTGCGCTGATGATTACCCTAAAGCTAGGTGTAATGGCGAAGATGTAATAATTGTTGATGAAAGTAGTTGCGACATGGAGTTTTGCTTTGCTAAAGCGCATGTAAAACTGAAAGAATGGCTTTTGGAATTTAATGGCGGATATTAAGCTGGTGGAAGAATGAAACAAGAATTGCATATTTGCGACCGGTGCGGTGCAGAGATAAATATTCCAAAAGAGAAAAAATGGTATGATTGTATAACACCACATTTAAGAAGAATGAAACTTAAAAAACCGGTTAGCTTGAGAGAGTATGAAACAAACATTCGTCAAAACATTGTTTTACCGGAACCAGAGCTAAATCAAATTGATAGTATCAGAATTAAAGAATATTATTGTGATGAATTAAAAGACTTTGATTTATGCCATAAGTGCAGGAAAGATTTTGAGAGGTTTATGAGCAATGAGCATGGCAGATGTAATTAAATCAATAGAGTGTGGAGCGTTTAGAGAGATACAGCCGCATAAAATAGGTGGTAGAAACGGTGAGCCTATAGATTGTTCCACTTTAGAAGATGAACCTGTTATTGTGGCAGATAATGAAGCAGACAGACAAAAATTTTATGAATGTTTTTATAAGCAAGAGCCTATTGAGCCTAATAACAAAAAATGTAACCTGACCTTTTGCCGATATAATACAGACATGGAATGTACTAATGACGAAAAGAGAGAAGAATGTGTTGAAGTTTCAAGAAAGGTGTTGTTCATAAATGAAGAAAACAAGAAGTAAAATAATCATTAAAACAAGAGCTGGCGGTTACACAAAGATTTATGCCAATGGAAAATGGCAGAAGAAAGTATGTGTCATTGACTATCACGCAGAATGTAGTAACAAAGGTGGTATAAAGGTTACTTGCGAATTTGATAGACTGAAAACTGATAAAAATGGTTCAGTTATCTACGATGAAGCTAAAAAAGATTTTGCAAAAGAACACATAGTTGCAAGGATTTAGGGGGCGAGATTATGAAGAAGAAAATTATAGCAGTTGTATTAGGATTAACATTGTGTTTTGGAATGACTGGATGTGCGTCATGGGACAGAGCGGTAACAGATATGAAAAGTGATGTAAATGGCGGTATGCAAAGAACAATTACTGTATACACGGCAGATGGTAAAGAACTTGCAACATATGAGGGCAAAATTGACCTTAGCACAAACGATGGTGGATATGTCAAGTTTGACTTTAATGGCAAGAGATATATCTACTACAACTGCTTTGTAGAAAGCATTGCAGATATTGATTAAGTGATTTTACCGGCTACAGATTGAATGTAGTCGCTACCCTAAAACAGTTATAGGCAGAGGTCTATAAGCACCTTTGCCACAGAAAGCGAGGTGCTTTTTTTGGCATCTAAATATCTTAAAGAAACAATTCAAAGTTACGAAAAATACATAGAGAAAAATGGAATAGATGAAAGTGTTATTGATGCATACATAGAGGCGGCAGGAGTGGCAATAAATACAGAAAAGGATATTCAGTATGGATTGCAACTTGCAAAGCGTTCTAAGGGATTTGTAGAGCGTTTTTGCATGAAAAAAACAGGCGGCACAATATGGAAATTGGAAAAGTATGCGTTTGAGAATAAAGTTGAGTATGATTTAATTGATAAATATTATAAACCAACATTATATGAAGCTCAAAACAAAATTGTAGACAGTTATTTTCAGTACATAGAGAGAAAAAGAGAGCCTAAAGACAGATTTTATATGCCACGAAGAAAGCAATTAGTAAAAATTGGGCTTATTGATGCATTACAAGGCATGATTGATGATAAATACGATATTTTGTGTGTCAGCTTAGTGCCGGGTGCTGGGAAAAGTACGGTTGAAAAGTTTTTTCATTCGGGCATAGCTGGTTGGTTTCCGAAAGATTATAGTTTGTTTTATTCTCATAGCGGTGATATTACACGGATGTATTATGATGGCGTTTACGACATTGTGACAAATGACGAGGAATATGCATGGCATGAAATATTTCCAAAACTTTCAGTAACAAGCACAAATGCAAAGATGGAACAGTTTAACATAGGGAAATATAAACCGTTTCCAAGCGTACAATGCACATCTGTAGGAAGTAAAAATGCTGGTAAAGTCCGTGCGAGTAAATTTTTACTTGTAGATGATATGATAGGCGGTATCGAGGAAGCCTTAAATCCAGTTATTCTTGATAAACTATGGAATAAGTATGCAGTAGACGCAAGACAGCGTAAAACACAAGACACGGACGGAAAGCCGTGCAAGGAGATACACATTGCTACTCGTTGGAGCGTACATGATGTTATTGGAAGAATACAAAATATGTATGAGGAAAATCCGAGGGTTAAAGTGATTGCAGTACCGGATGTTGACCCGGTTACAGGAGAAAGCAATTTTAATTACGAATATGGGGGCTTTACAAAAGAGTTCTTTGCAGACCAACAACTTTTAATGGATGAAATCTCTTATAGATGTTTGTATAAGCAAGAACCCATTGAGCGTGAGGGATTATTGTTTCCTGACGACAAAATACGCAGATACCTTAATTTACCACACGGAGAACCGGAGATTATTACAGGACAATGTGATACAAAAGGAAAAGGAACGGATTATTTCGTATTACCGGTTCTTCAAAAGTATGGGGATGATTATTATTGCGTTGATTGCGTATGTGATAATACAGCGGACTATGAAGCACAATACAGAAACGCAGCGGGTGTGCTTGTAAATAATAAAGTACAAGAATGTGAATTTGAGCGTAACGCTGGTGGAGACAGAGTTGCAATGGAAGTTAATAAGCGTGTTGAGAGTGTCGGATGGATATGTAACATCACTGACACCCCAACGGAAACAAATAAGGAAGCAAGGATATTCCAATGTTCTAACTGGATATTACAGCATATTATTTTTAAAGACGCATCACTTTATAAGCCTAATGAGCCATATGGAGTAATGATGTCATTATTAAAGCAGTATTCGGTGTCGAGTAAAAAACAATTAGATGATGTACCGGATGTTTTTTCAAACTTTGCATTAAGAATGACAAAAGGAAACAGAATAAAAAAGACAGTAATTATGTCAAGTCCAATATAAGAGGAGGATATTTATGGTAACAAAGGAAGTTTTGTCACAGTATTCAGACTTACAGGAAGAAGTAAAAGAAGTAAGGCTAAAGATAGAACGACTTGAAAAAGATATAAGTAAAATCGAAGCCGGAGAAAGGGTTATAGATTCTGTTAGCGGCGGCAATGGTGGCAAACAGCATTTTAAGATTGAGGGCATACCATTTCCAGAGTACAGTAGGAAGAAAACACTTCTCTATGCAAGAAAAGCCACATTACAGTTGCTTGAAGATGATTTATTGGAAAAAACAAATGAGGTTGAACAATTCATCGCAAGTGTTGATGATAGTAGAATAAGAAGAATAATCAATCTTAGATTTTTAGAAAATAAATCATGGAATGAAGTAGCTGATTGCATAGGCGGTGGAAATACTGAGGATAGTGTAAGAAAAAGTTTTACAAGATTTTTTGAAAAATAGCAAGTTGTCCGATATGTCCGCTTTTATTAGTTTATTATTATATTGAGCAAAAGCAAACTTCATAAACATAAAACAACCCTTTATCAGAAAAACACCGTTGCTTAATTGTAGCAGTGTTTTTGTTATGTAACGAGGTGGAAATATGAATTTTTATATGAATAAAGATAAATCAATCATGTGTCCGAACTGCCGTAAGTTCTTAACTAAGGCAGACAGCAAAGACCCACGGACACATAAGTTAGCGTGTAAACATTGCTACAAATGGATTTGGTATGTGCCTAACAATAATAGTAATTTTCAAATTAAGGAAATACCGGATAGCAGAACTTCAAGCGGTATGAGATTTTATTAGAGGTGTAGATAATGCAGACAGGAAGAATTGTTATTTATACAGGTGCAAAAGAAATAACATCTGACAACATAATACCAATTTTGCGTGAAGCAATTTTGGAACATGATATTAATTCCAACAGAATACAGTTTCTTCTTGATTATGATGCAGGAATACAACCAATAGTTAGGAAGAATCCAAAGACTTACAGACCAGATATCAATTGTTCATGTTGCGATAATGTGGCAAATGAAGCTACGGAGTTTGCGCTCGGGTTCAAGTGGGGGAACCCTATAACACTGGTACAAAATGGTGATAACGAAGACCCTAACCTCGCAAAAGCTATAGCGGAATTAAACAGTTGTTACGAATCGCAGAACGCAAGACAGAAGCAACAGGAACTTGCAAGATATGTTGAAATCGGCGGTGTTGGATATGTCCTTATTGATGTGAATACAGAATATGAGGATGGGGAAAGCTATTTTACATATAATGTATTAGACCCAAGAACAACATTTGTTGTAAGGTCAACAGCTTATAGTGATAAGAGGGTTATTCTTGCAGGTACTTACATCAAAGACAAACATAGCGGTACAAGATACTACACTTGTTTTACCAAAGATACGCGGTATGAAATTACTGACGGAATAAAAATCACTAACGGAAAAAGTAAAGGCAAAACAAAATGGGGGTTTTTAGAGAGAAGTGGAGAAGAAAACCCACTGCATAAAATTCCTATCATTGAATACACAAGGTCATTCGACAGAATGGGGTGTTTTGAACGGCAAATATCTGAAATGGATAATTTAAACCTACTCATTTCAGACTTTACAAATGATGTCGAGCAGAATACACAGGCGGTGTGGCATACAAATGATGTTGATTTCCCAGTTGAACAGGAAACAACAGTTGATAAAGATGGAACTCAACGCATTACTGAAAAAGTAAGGAAACCAAAATCCGGAGAATGGATGCAGACATATACATCAGCAGATGGCAAAACTCCAATAGTTGAGCCGCTTGCAATCAATTATGATTACACAGGTATGCTTAACAATATCCAATCAAGGCGACAGATAATCTTACAGAAATGCAATGTGCCACAACGAAATGATAGCAGCGGCGGTAGTACAGGAGTTGCAATGTCAGACGCTACAGGCTGGTCGCAGGCTGAAACAGCGGCGGCAAAACAGCAATTAATTACAGATGGCTGCAAAATGGAAGAGATAAAAGTTGTTCTTGCAGCTATCAAGCTGTCAAACAATGTTAATAGCAGCAACCCATTACTTAAGTTAAGGGCAAGAGATGTAAAGCCTAACATTAAGCGACAAAAAACTTATGAAATGTCAACCAAGGTTAATGCCATGGCAACATTGATAAGCCACGGATTTAGTCTTAAAGATACAGTTGATGCAATTCCATTCTTTGATGACCCTAACGATGTTGTAGCGAGAAGTGGAAAAATGGTTAAGGCATATCAAGACAGTATAATCAACAAAGATACACAGAACCAAGCAGAGGGCGGAGATGGGGAACAACCACCTAATAAAGACCGCACAATGCAAGACTTATCAGACCAGACAGAAAATAGTCCGGTTATAGATAAGAACAGAACAGATAAATAATTGATATTAAGCCACAGGATAGAAAATGCCTTGTGGCTTTTTTATATGCCCTAGAGAAAGGGCAATACAAATATCGCAAGAAGTTGAGAGAACAACAAAAAACGCAGAAAGCAGAGGTAAAGAAATTATGGCAGATGTAACTAACACAACAACAGAACCAACAACTAATAATGAACCACAGAACGAAGAGCAGACACCTAGCGTAGAAGAGCTTATGGCACAGCTTGCTAGTGAAAGAGCTGAAAAAGAGAAGTATAAGAACGCTTCCGATAAAGCCAGTTCAGAAGCAGCTAAGTACAAGAAAGAACTTCGCTCAAAGCAGACAGCAGAAGAACAGGAAGCAGAAGCAAAGGCGGAAGCTGAAAAGTTGCAGGCTGAAAAGTTCGAGAACATGAGCAAAGAACTTAATCACATGAAAGCTGTTAACGCTTATCAGACAGTTATAGGAGATGGAAAGGATATTGATTCTTTGATTGAGGCAGTTGCAGATGCAGACCATAGCCTTATAGCAACTGTAATTGCCAATGAAGTGCAAAGACAGGTTAAAGAAGCTAAGGCAGAGTGGCTTAAGTCAAGACCGGCTATTAATGCAGGCGGTGGAGAAGAAAGCACGATAACACAGGAACAGTTTAACAAGATGAATTACCACGAAAGAGTGGAGTTCAAAAATAAGAATCCAGAACTTTATAAGAAGTTTACAGAGTAGAAAATGGAGGTAAATAAACTATGCCACAGACTAAGTTAACAAATTTAGTAGACCCACAGGTGATGGCTGATATGGTATCAGCTAAGTTACCAAAGAAGATTAAGTTCTCACCTATCGCAAGAGTTGATACAACACTTGTAGGCAGACCGGGAAGCACAATCGTTGTGCCAAAGTATGCTTATATTGGCGACGCAGAAGATGTAGCAGAAGGTGTTGCTATGGGTACAACAGTACTTACAACATCTACAACAGAAGCAAAAGTTAAGAAAGCAGGTAAGGCAGTAGAACTTACAGATGAATCAGTGTTATCTGGTTATGGCGACCCACTTGGTACAGCTATTAATCAGATTGCTATGTCAATCGCTGCAAAGGTTGATAATGACAGCTATGACGCACTTTGCACAGCACCTATTGATTACAATGGAACAGCAACACCTATCAGCTATTCAGCAGTTGTAGCAGCTAATAGCAAATTTGATGATGAATCAGATTCATCACTTACAAAGATATTATTCATCAATCCGGCACAGGAAGCCACATTGCTTAATGACGCTGATTTCAAGAGCAATGACAAGTACCCACTTAATGTAATTATGAATGGTACTATCGGTTCTATTGCAGGAGCACAGGTTGTTAAGTCTAAGAAAGTTAAGCTGGTTAAGTATGAGCTTGATGATTCAACAGGAACAATCAATGTTGTAGCTGATACAACAAGTGAGGATTCAACTAATGTTCATCTTGACACAGCACTTGCACATACACTTAAGTCAAAGGACAAGGAAATCAAGGTAGGTAGCAAGTTAAAGGCTGTTACAACAGAGTTCTACGCTTGTCCTATTGTTATCGTATCAGCAGAAGACCCTAACGAGGACACAGGTGCAGATGGCGTATCGGAGGAAGAGAACGCACTTACAATCTATATGAAGAGAAGCGTTGAGATTGAATCGGACAGAGATATTCTTGCAAAGACAACTGTTATCTCTGGTGATGAGCACTATACAGCAGTCTTAAGCAATGATTCAAAGGTTGTTCTTGCTAAGTTCGGAAAGTAAGAGGTGCTTATATGTTATTAAGACGACATAAAATCAACGCCGCAAAGCAGAGCGAAGAAGTAACAGCAGACAATGTAAGACAGGAAGCTGTTTATGGAGATGAGCTTAAGTATGAGGAAGAGCAGGACAAGTTCCCTACTCAACCTACAAACGATTACACAAAGACAGCTATTAAACGTATGCCAACAGCGGACTTACAGACACTTGCCTTAGAACAAGGTATTGAGAACGCAATGGAGCTTACAGGAGCAGAACTTAAAGAACTGTTAATTGAGAAATTAATGTTATAGGAGCTGAAATTATGGAATACACCACATTGGAGCAAGTTAAAATCCGACTTAAACAATTTCATATAGAGACTGTCGCAAATGAAGATGAAACAACATCTGATGTGGTAGTGTTTGATAACAAAGAAGATGATTTGCTTATCGAACAGCTTATTAAGCAGGCTACAGAAGATGTCAAAAATAGAAGAAATTACCCCGACAGCTACACGGAAGAAATGATAACAGAGGACTTGAAACAATTTGAGGGAGTTATCGTAAATCTTGTTGTGTACGACCATTCACAGGCTGGGGAAGAATTTATGGCGAGTTTCGGTGAAAATGGTGTAAGTCGAACATGGAAAGACAGAGACAGCTTATTTGTCGGGGTATTCCCTTTTGTAAAAATGTTATAAATATTAAAAAGAAGATTGTGCGTTACCATATTCGTGAGGTTACGAAAATGGTAGCAGGCGGCACACAGTAAGGGTGGTGGGCAGTGTGCCATTATTAAATCACAGGAGATATAAAATGAAAGAGATTTTATTACAAACTTATACCGTAGTGTTGCCGATATTACTTAGCTATATAGTTTGGCTTCTGAAACAACAGAAAAAAGATAAGGATGCTAACAGTAAAGGCACAATGTTGCTTTTACGAGTGCAACTTATTGAATATCACGATAAGTACATGAAACTTGGTGAAATTCCCTCATATGCGTATCAGAATTTTTGTGAGATGTATGACGCATACCACGCACTCGGGGGGAATGGCATGGTAACAAAAATGAAAAACGAAATCCAAGAAATTCATTTAGGCAAAGGAGGTAAAAACTGATGGACTTTACGCAAGTACCTACAGTAGTTGCTATTATAGTGATTACTTATTTAATCGGATATGCTTCAAAGCAGATACCACAGGTCAAAGACAATATTATTCCAGTTATCGTAGGTGTAGCCGGTGGAATACTCGGTATTGTTGGAATGTTTGTAATTCCAAACTATCCGGCAGATAACATTCTTGACGCAATAGCAGTTGGAATTGTGTCAGGCATGGCAAGCACCGGTGTTAATCAGATTTACAAACAGGTAAAGAAAAATGCTTGATATAAACAAGCAGTCAATGAAGTATTCACAGCAAGGGGCACGCATCACAATTTACGAAAGAGACGATGACGGCAATATAATTTATGAGGGATATACCGATAGCGATGGAAACTTTGTTCCTTATCTTGATGATGATGGAAATAAAATTCCTAAAATTATCGAAGAAAAAGTCGGTTTTTCAAAAGCTGCCGATTTTAGAGCGAACATAGCGTTCAGCGGCGGCGAAGCTAAAACAGAAGAGTTCGGCTTTGATGCCGCCGACTATGACGCAATAATGTTGACAGATAAAAATGAGTTCCCTTTAAAAAAAGGTGACTTAATATGGCTTGATAGTGAAGTAACTTACATTGACGAAGATACAGAAACAGTTGACGAAACATCGGCAGATTTTACTATAGTTGGAGTTAAACCGGCTTTAAAGTCGACAAAATATGTGCTTAAAGCAGTTGTAAAGTAGGTGTTTTATGGCAAAGCAAACAATAACACTGGGCTTGTCTCAAAAGTCTGTAGAAAAGGCTATAAAACAGCTTAGACAGTACAAACAATGGCTTAGAAACAAAACTACAGAACTTGTAAAGGCACTTGCGGATATTGGCATACCTGTTATAGAAACGAATGTCGCTGACGCAAGTTATACATTTGACAGTAAAGGGGTTAGGAGTGGTTCTAACACCGAACATTATACCTATGTAAAACTTAATAACTTTGGAAGTTATGCACAGGCAAATCTTGTTGTAGAGGGCGAAGAAATTCTATTTATAGAGTTCGGGGCAGGTGTTTATTATAACGGTGAAGCCGGTACAAGTCCACATCCAAAAGGGCAGGAATTTGGCTTTTTAATTGGCTCATACGGAGCCGGTCATGGAGTGCAAAAGGTTTGGGCTTACTATGATGAAACAGGAGCATTAGTAATGACCCGTGGTGTAGAAGCAACAATGCCTGTTTTAAAAGCGTATGAAAAGATTATAACTGATTATAAATCAGTGGTAAGGAGAGTGTTTGGGTGAGAGCAAGAACGGCATGGGCTTTTAATTTAGAAAGTACAATATTTAACATTGTCAAAGCAAGAGCAGAAACAGGATTAAAAAAAACATATCCAAATATCCGTTTTACTAACGAAGAAGAAGCTGACGGAAATGCAGTTTTTCCAACTGTACTGATACAGTCTATGCAACCGTTAGAAAAAGTAGTAGATTTGGAAAAAATAAATATTGACACAGTGCTTTATACAGCACAAGTTACAGTTACAACAAACAAAAGTCGAGCAGAAGCATTGAATGTGGCGAATGAGGTGGCAGGAAGATTTAAACAAATGGCGTTTACACTGAATCCAATGCCATTTGTGAGAAAAGAGAACAAAGTTTTTACAGCAACATTCAGGGCAACTCGTACTTTTGATTATAACGATGTTTTATAGAACCATTAGGTTCTTATTTTTTTACAAAAAATTAGGAGGTAAAACATGGCAACAGGTTTAAAATCGAGAATTGCGTACAAAGAACCAAATTCATCAGCAGTGGAAGGAGAGTATTGGGCTGGCACCTATAAATTACTTATGAGAGCTAAGTCGATACCATCTCCGTTCGGTTCTCAAAACATGGTAGATACATCTACACTTGAAGATTTAGTCGAAACACAGGAGATGGGCAGGCGTGCGGCAGGCTCAATGGAAGTTCCGGGGGCGTTTGAAAAGAAATACAAAGACGACATGGTAACAAATGAGGGCAAAAAACTTGACTTCATTATTCTTTACGGAACTGACGGAAAAGGTTCAGAGGGCATTTGTGGATTCATCGGGCAGGAATCATTTGCACCTGACGAAGCAACAGACGACCACTTAACAGGTACTGCAACTATTTCAGTTCAGACAGTGCCGAAATGGATTGAAGATAACTATACAGTAACAGTCACAGAAGATGAAAATGGTTATCCAACGGCGATTAAGTTGGCAAAAAAATAGGTAGTCAGTCACTAAATAAAAGTAAAGCTGTAGTGCCTGACGAAATAACAGAAACGGCTGACTATACTTATGATAAATAGCTAAAACAAAATGATTAAAAGAGGGGCAGTTTTCGGACTGCCCCCTTTCTTACAAAAAAGTAAGAGAAAGGGAAAATAATATGTTTAAAATTTTAAATATCAGTAACAAAGAATACAAACTTGAATACTCTCTCGAAGCATCACTTTATCCTGAGAGTACAGAAAGACTTTTGGAATTTATGTCATCAACAGATGCAGATAATGAGAATGACAAAATCAAAGGAATTATAAAAGGAATGTCAAATGTACCTCAGACAACATTGCATATGTTCTATGCAGGATTGTTAGAACATCATGGAAATACTGAAAATGGCGACGGTACAGTTACATCACTTAGTGATGCAAAGGCACTGTTAAAACAGTATATTGCTGAAAATAAATCAAACTTTTATTCAGTCATGGAAATGATATTGGAGCAGATGAGGGAAGATCGTTTTTTAGAGTTGATAGGTCTGAACGAGATGTTACAGACAGAGGAAGAAACACCAAAGAAAGCATCGAAAGTTCCACAAGACCACATGAAGAAAAAATAAGTTTCAAAGATAACATAGAAAAAAATATCTTGCCTAGTGCTATAAAGGCAGGATTGACATATAAACAAGCTATGCACATGACGCCGAAAGCCATAGAAATGCACATAAAGGCATATACAGAAAGAGAACAAGAGAAAATAAAGGTATCTGAATATCTTTCGTGGTTAAACGGATATTATGTCGCGGAAGCAATAGCGTGTACTTTCGGAAAAGGAAAATATCCTAAAAATCCATTACTTGAAGAAGAAAAAGAAAACAGGATAAAGAACAATCCCAACAAGGAAAGTCAAGAAGAAATAGCAGTATTTGAAATGAAACAAAGAATACGGCAGTTAAGAGAAAGCGGACTACCTGAAAGTCCTGATTAAAGACAGTGAGTAAAACTTGCTGTCTTTTTATTTTTGAGGTGAAAACAAAATGAAAATGATTAAGAAAAACGCAAAAAGCATTAGCTATGGCGGTAAGCGCAGCTTAAACAACATAAAGTATATTGTCATACATTATACGGGAAATAAAGGCGATACAGCACTGAATAATCTTGATTACTTTGCCAATGGCAATACAAGACAGGCAGGAGCACATTTTTTTGTTGATAAGGCAGGTAAGATAGGTAAATCAATAGCAATGAACCGTACAGCATGGGCGGTAGGCGGCGACCACAGAAGCGGAAGAAAAGGCGAAGCGGCTTATTTTGGCAAATGCACAAACGCAAACTCAGTGTCTATTGAATTGTGTGATATGTGCTTAAAAACAAACTGGGAACAGGTGTATGCGACAAGAAAACTTGTTAAATACATTCAAAGCAAGTGCCCTAATGCAAAAACAGTTATAAGACACTGGGATGTAAGCGGTAAAGAATGTCCTGCACCTTTTATTGGCACAAGTAACGAAAAGTGGATTGAATTTAAACGCTTTATAACAGCAGGATATAAATTCAAGGCAAAAGTTACTAAAAATGCTACTTTGAGAAGTTCGGCAAAAATTTCAGCAACAAACAAAAAAGGAACTGTCAAAAAAGGAAGTGTAGTAAACATTGTAAAAATGCAAAATAACTTCGGTCTTACAAACGATGGTTATTGGGTAACACTTAATAAATTAAAAGAGATATAGAATGAGGTGATTTGATGGAATTAGATAGCTTGGAATTAAAAGTATCGGCAGAAGCACAGTCAGCAGAAAAAGCACTTGACAGTCTTATAAGCAAATTGCAGAGCTTTTCAAAAACTTTAGGCGGTATAAACACTACTTCCATCAGTAAAAACCTTGAAAATCTTGCTAAAGTCGGCGGCTTGAAAACTGTCACTAAAGAGGTAGAGGACTTAGGAAAAACTGTAGACAATGTCAGTAAGAAGAAAACAAAGACTGAGGTTAAAGTCGATGTTAAACAAGGCTTAGAAGCTATTGCAGAGCTACAGAAAAAATATGCAAATGCAGGTAGAGGTGCACAATTCAATGGCACCACTACACAACTTGAAAAACAATATAGTAAACTATCTACCGACCTTGACAAACTCCTTTTGAAAGAAGATGAATTTTTAAATCGAGGTAAAGCAAATATCAAAAGCACTTCTTTTGACGGGTTAGAGTATAAAATACAGGAAACTATAAATAAACTTGATATTTTAAAAGTCAAAATTGCAGAAGCACAGCAGGCTTCACAAAAAGGCTTCGTGAAAGAAGATGCAAGTAATTCAGCAATAATGATACCGCCTGAAAGTGAAATAAAAAAAGCCGTAAACACTTATCAGAAGAATATAGAAAAAATATCCGCAGACACATTACCTAAACATACAGGCTGGGATAGTCAAGCAGAACTCCTTAAAATGCAAAAAGAAGCGAGAGAGGGAATAGCAGGAGCATTAGAGGGATATGACGAAAGAATAAAGAAAGCCACAGCCGACCTTAAAGCGGTCGAAAAAAGTGGCAAGGGCATGGGTACTGAGGAATGGGACAATGCTAGTATTACTTTACAAAAAGTTGTAGCAGAAGCTAAGTGGTATAAAAATACCTTAAAAGAAGCGGCTGCTGACCTTGATTTGAATGTCAAATCTATTAAGGAACTTGAAGCAGAAGAAAGCAAATTAGTACAAAAATCAAATCAGCTTGCTGGGAAAAAGTTAGTCGGAAGTGCTGATTATAACGAAACCATTTATCAACTTGGACGAGTTAGAGAAGAATTAGATAAGCAGAGAATAAAAATCACAGGTGCGAGCAGTGCTTTAAAAGGTTATGACGAACGAATTTCACAGGCTAAAATCAATCTTGCTAATATACAAGCTAGTGGCAAAGGCATGGGAACTTCTGAATGGGACACTGCCAAAATGGCTTTAATCAAGTTAGAAGATGAAGCAAGGCGGTATAAAGCGGCTTTAAATCAAAAAGCATTAGGACTTGATACCGACATAAAATCAACGGACAACCTCGAAACAAAGATAAAGAAATTAAATCTTGCTATAGAGCAAATGAGAAATAGAGGTATTGGTTTTGGTGATACAAACTTTGATAAGCTGTATCAACAACTTAATCAAGCTGAAAAAGAACTTGCAGAATACAAAGCTAAACTTACAGAAAGTTCAACCGCAACACAAAATTTTGGAAGTATTATAAAAAATGCGGCATCGGGATTTAAAAATTTTGTCGGTAAAATAAAAAACGCTGGAAGTGCAACACTTAATTTTGCTAAAAGTGTACGCAATATGAAATCGCCTTTAAAACTTGCACTCGGTCAAATTAGTAAATTAGGAAATTCAGTTGCAAGGCTGTATTTCAAGTACATGATGCTGTCGAGGGTTGCTGGTGCACTTGGTAAAGTTCTTGGCATATCAAGTGACTATGTAGAGGAATACAACTATTTTCAAAAGGCAATAGATAAGATTGCACAGGAAAATAAAGGCAATTATAAAAAATACGGCTATGATGATGCTGAAAGCTACGCAAATAGCTTTGAAGATAGATTGACAACCCTCACAGGTAAAATGACAGGTTACAAGATTGGCAAGGATGGAGATTTACTTGACACAGGTACAGCTAGTCTTGGACTTGACATTACACAGATAACAAACTTTGAAGCTCAAATCGCACAAATGACAAACTCTGTCGGAATGATGGGCGAGGCATCTATTGCAACCTCAAAAGCCATGACAATGCTTGCCGGGGATATGTCATCATTAACAAATATGCCACTTGATACTGTAATGAAGAATTTTTCAAGCGGTCTTTCGGGTGCGGCGATGGCTGTAAAAAAATATGGCATGGACATATCAGTTGCGGCATTACAGGAAACAGCACTTGGGCTAGGTGTTAAGAAAAATGTTTCTGATATGACACAGGCTGAGAAAGAATACTTGCGTGTAATAACAATGTTGCAACAATCTAAAGTCGCATGGGGTGACTTAGCTAAGACTATCAATTCTCCCGCAAACCAATTTAGAATGTTAAAGTCCAACATCAAACAGTGCGGCTTGATGCTTTCAAGATTGTTTATGCCTGGCATACAAAAAGTATTGCCATGGCTCAACGCAATGGCAATGGCTGTCAAAGATTTAATGAAACACATCGGTGACTTGTTTGGCTTGAAGTTTGATAGCAGCCTTGGTTCAACAGGCAGTGACACATCAGATACTTATGACGATGTATCAGACAGTGCCGACAATGCGACAAACAGTATAAATGATGCGGCAGATGCACAGAAAAAGTTTAATAAGCAGCTGCAGGGATTTGATAAGTTAAATAATCTTACGACAAACGAAACATCTAAGAAAGACAGTGACAAGGATAAAAACGGCACAGGAGATGTTAGTGGCGTATTATCTGATGCTCTTATAAATGCTGTCGAGGATTATGAAAAACGCTGGAATAAAGCGTTTAAAAGCATGACAAGTGATGCTGACAAGCTCAAAGAAAAGATTGAAAAACTGTTTACAACAGCATGGGACACAGGTGACGGAACAGAAATTGGTGAAGCACTTGCGACAACCTTAAATAAGGGCATTGACTGGGTGAATGAAAATACAAGCAAATGGGCTAAAGGCTTGAAAAAGATTACCTCAATTATGGGTACTTCTTTAAATGGTTTTGTTGAAAAATTCAAGTGGAAAGGTTTAGGAAAAGCTATAGGCAATTCTATTAAAGCCGCACTTGAAGCTGAAACAAACTTCTTTAAAAAAGTAAACTGGGTAAATCTTGGAAAAGGTTTGTCGAAAACTCTTAATTCAGCTATAAAAACAGGAGTTTTGCAGTCGTACTTTAAATCAATGGCAAGCAAGTTAAGGGCGGCTATTGAGACAGCGTTTGGAGCAATTACTACTTTTGATTTTAAAGGGCTTGGAAATGCGTTAGGACAAGGTATAAATGACTTTTTTAAGACAATGAATAAGAAAAATAAGCAGACTGGTCTTAATGGTTGGCAAGAACTTGGAAAAAGTTTAAGTGATGGCATAAAAGGCATTGCAGATACATTAACTACAGCTTTAAAAAAGGTGAAGTGGGAGAAAGTCGGTCAAAGTATTGGAGATTTTATCTCAGCTATTGATTTTAGCAAGGTAACATGGAGTTTACTTGGGCTGGCAAAAGCGTTAGTAAGTGCAATAGGAAGTGCTCTCAAAGGTTCATTTTCAAAAGCACCTATTGAGACAGGTTTATTGGCGGCATTTGCATTGGTAAAATACACTGGCATAGGAAAGTTTATTGCTGGAGAAGTTTCTAAGAAAATGGCGGCTTCTTTAGCCGAAAAAATGGGCTTTGAAATCGCAAAAGACGCTGGAATAAGTACAGCTATCAAAACAGGACTTAAAGGGCTTATAGTAAAAGCAGGCTTAACAAGTTTAAGTGTTTCGGTAGGTGTAGTTGGGATAGCGGCAGCAACGGCAGCATTGGTAGCTTTCTATAACTATGTAGAAAGCAAGGCTGATGAAAAAATAAAGTTAGATATGTCAGAAGCTAATAAGGCATTAGGTGACTTAAATTCATCAGCAAAAGAATGTGAAAAAGCTGTCAACAAAACTAAAGATGCATTAAAAAAAGTCGAAGAAAGAGACGAAAACGCAGAAGCCAAAGGCAAAGAAGTTGAAAATTTAGCAAGTGCTTATTATAAACTTTCAAAAAAGGTCAACAAGACAAAAGCTGAAAAGGCAACTCTTAAAAAGATGTCAAAAGAACTTTCAAAAGAAATACCGGGCTTAAAAAAGAATGTTGATAAAGAGACAGGAGCATACAAGGGTAGTTGGAAACAGCTAAAAAAACTTGTTGAAAAAACAAAAGAATATTATAAGGCAAAAGCGGCACAAAAAGACCTTGCGGATATAGGTAATAAACTTTATGAGAATGAAAAAAAGTTAGCAGAAGCGGCAAAGAAAAGTAAACAAGCAGAAGCAGTATTGAAAAACGAAAGAATAAATCTTGTTAATCGAACTAAGAGATTGAATGAACTTGAAGAGAAAAACTTAAAATGGAAAAGTGGTTCGGCTTCAATGACCAAATCCGAATATACGGAAATGGAAAAATTGCGTACAGAAGTGCCGAAACTTGCACAGGCATTACAAGACCAAGAAAAAGTTTATAAAGACCACAAAAAAGAACTGGGGGCACTTAAAGATACACAACAAGAACTCAACGAAAAGTACAATACAGCTTCTGACTATGTAGAGAAATATACAAAAAAGGTAGACAGTAATACTACTAGCACCAACAAACAAAAAGACGCTATAAAAGGTGTTGGGGAAGAAACCGATAAATTGTCGGGCAAAAAAGCTACTGTATCTATAAATTCCAAAGGAGTTGAAAAGACTAAAAAAGATATTGACGGTATAAAGAGTAAAAAAGTTAAAGTTACCGCAAATGCCAAAAAAGGTAAAGATTTTGATAAAACTAAAAAGGACTATGACCATTTTAAGACTAAAAATGCAAATATAAAGCTAAATGTAAAAAATGCAGACAAGTTAAAGGAAGTTACGAAAAATCCGTTGCTAACCGATATAGGCAAGAAAAGTACAATAAAAAGGAATGTAGAGATTACTTTTAAGATGAAAAACAATTTCACTGACAATCTCTCTGATTTTTTAAATAAAATTTCGACTAGCAGTAAACCTAAAAAGAAAGCAAAAGGCGGTATATTTGAAAATGGCTCATGGCATAATATAACAAAATATGCAAGCGGCGGTACTCCAAACATGGGTCAGCTTTTCTATGCAAGAGAAGCAGGCCCCGAACTGGTAGGCACGCTCAAAGGCAGAGGAACAGCGGTTATGAACAACGACCAAATAGTTACGTCAGTATCTCAAGGTGTGTCAGACGCAGTGTATAATGTTATGACACCTGTTTTAACAAGTCTTGTATCAAGTATAAACCGTATGAACAGTAGCGGCACACCTCTTTATGTCGAGGGAGTTTCTGATGGCGATATAGTTAAGATAACACAGAACGCTAACGCTGATTACAAGAAGCGGTACGGCAAACCTCTTTTCACTTAAAATATTGCTATATTGTGCCGAATGTGGTATGATATAGCAAATATTTAAAAGGAGTGTGAACGGATATGAGAAAAAGTTTTTTTACAAAGATTGTAGCATTTTTAGGGATAGCAACTCTTGTTATCTCTAGTACCTATACTACATCTTATGCAGTATGTAATCACAGATGGGTTTTAGATTCTAGTTTTAGCGAAAAACCCACATGTTCTGAGGCAGGTTATAATTGGTATGATTGTTCTATTTGCGGCGATTCTAAGAAAGTGACTGTTCCAGCGACAAGAATACATAAATGGACTGAATGGAAAGCTGATGGCTATTTATGTGAGGATGGAAAGTGGGAAAGATATTGCACTGAATGTTACAAAGAAGAAACAAAAGCAAGACAAGGTGATGGCTCACATTTATGGTCTAATTGGGAAGTATGGACAGAAGCTGACTGTTTAAACAAAGGGCAGGAAAGCAGATATTGTTATAATTGCTATCAAAGAGAATACAAGGATATTCCAGTTGATGACACGAAACATAATTGGAGCGAATGGAGCACAGGATGGGTATATTCTGCCGAGCCAACTATTTTTAAAGCAGGAAAGCAAACAAGATTTTGTTATACATGCTCAAAAGTTGAAGAAAAGAAAATACCTAAATTAAAGGCAACAGTTTCAATATCATGCAAGAGCAAAACTTTAAAAGTAGGTGAAAAGCTGAAATTAAAAATAAAAAAAAGAACTTATCCCGATGTATTGAAAAAATGGACTACTGACAATAAAAAAGTTGCTACAGTCAATAAAAACGGAAAAGTTTTGGCTGTTAAAAAAGGGAAAGCTACAATAACTTTAAAAATGAAAAGTGGTTGTACAGCAACTTGCAAGATAAAAGTTAAATAAAACAAATATCATATAAAAACACAAGACGGATTTAATATCCGTCTTTTTTGATGCAAAAAAATCATTAACCTTAAAAAGTTAGAGGTAGAATTATGGCGTTTTCAAAGAGTAAAGGTCTTGTTTCCATTGCTACAGGATATAGCGGTGGAAACTACGAATACACAAAAATAGACCAATTCATAGCGGCAGATAATTTGAGTATCACCGCTGACAGGGCACAGGATTTAGATAGTTATGTCAATGCAAACGGTCATTTAAAGAGAAATGTTTTAAAGCATATGCGTGATGGCATATCTTTTTCAACGGTCTATATGAATTATGACAAAAAAGAAAAGTTTATGACTATCATACGCAAAGCCATGAAACAAAAGGATTGTGCAGAACCGCCCGAAAAGAAAGTTCGTGTTAGGTACTTTAATGAATGGACTAACGATTACGAAACAGGATTTTTTTATATACCCGATGTTGAATGGAAATACGGCGGTACATATAAGGGAACACCTACCTATTTACCAACAACATTTGAATTTATCGAGTATTAGCGAGGTGATAAAATGCTTAATCTTACAGATAGCGAAAAAGAATGCTTTTACGGCAGAGGAACTTATTTTAATGACTATGAATTTAATTTTCCTGACTTAAATTTTACTATAGCAAACGAGACATTACATCAAGAGTCAGTAACAATTAAAGAAAGCATATGTGATAGTGAGGATTTACAACTTGGCGGCTGTATTGCATCATCGTGTGAGTTTGAAGTATCAGAACTTGTAGGAAAAGAACTTGCAGGACTGGAATTTACGGCAAGATTATTAGTAAATGATGGCAAAGATGCAGTTGTACAAATGGGAAAATATCGTGTAGACAGTGCGAAGCGTGTAAATGACAAAGATTATCGGAAAATAACTGCTTATGATGCTTTATATGATGCTCAAATTGATGTTTCTGAGTGGTATAATAAAGTCTTTTATGTTGTATCACAATATGAGGAATTAGTGGCAGTTGGCGATATTGACGATTTGTGGGAACATGGTGAATATACAATCGACAATTCGGGAAGTAAGCCCCCCGAAGTAGCTTTTTTCTTAAATGGTGCAGTACCCGAAGAAGCATATGACACAACATATCTTGATACATCAACAGGTAAATTGTATGAAGCACAAGATATTAACAAAGATGATGATAGTAAGGACGAACTGTATCGTTGGGTTGAGATTTACCAATGCACAAGAAAGACAAAAACAAAGTACATTTACGCAACAACAACACTTAAGAAACTGCGTGAAAGTTTGCTAAATTATTTGAATATTCCTTTTGTTGAACAGGATATAATCAATGATGATATTACAATTTCAAGGACTATTGACACAAACGAAAACGGAGAACTGCTCGGAACGGATATGCTGAAATATATTTGTGAGGTTAATGCCGGTTTTGGCAAAATGAACAGAGAGGGAAAGTTTGAGGTCATTTCATTACTAAGCCCGGGACTATACCCGGAAGAAACATTATACCCGTCAGAAGAATTATATCCGGAAGACCATTACGAAGTCATTGCGAGTGATGAAAATTCAGCAAGCTACATATCAACAAGCTACGAAGAATATGAGACAGAGGGCATCACGGGGATTATCATTAAAGGTGATAGTGATAATGTCGGGGAGCTTGCAGGCACAAAAGATAATCCTTATGTAATCAGCGGAAATCCTCTTTTGTATGGCAGTACAGCCGAGAAACTAAAGGAAATAGGACAAAAAATTTATGAACAAATAAAAGGATATATATATCGTCCAAATACAACAACACTTGATGGACTTCCGTACTTGGAAACAGGTGATTATTTTGTATTGATAAAAGAAAACAGTGACGACATAGGCTCATTCATTTTTTCTAGGACATTAAGTGGAGTACAAGCATTAAAAGACACTTATGAGAGCAAAGGAAACAAACTAAGAGTAAATGAAGATGTTCAAACATCAGAGCTAATGTATTTGCAATCAAGAACGGCTAAAATTCAAAAGAGTGTTGACGGCGTGTCGATTGAGTTGGCAAACTTAGACGAAAATACAAGCTCAAGATTTGAACAGACAGCAAGCAAAATTGAAGCTGAGGTAAAAAGAGCAAGCAACGCTGAGGGAGAACTTTCGGGCAGGATAACTGTTACAGCCGACCAAATAGCACAGGAAGTAACAAGGGCAAAAGCCGAAGAAGCAACTTTAAGCGGTCGAATTACTGTTACGGCTGGTGAAATAACACAGGAAGTATCAAGAGCGACAAGTGAAGAAAATACGCTGCGTGCTTCAATTTCCTTAAAAATAGATAAAGACGATGACGGTCAAATTATATCTATGATAAACGAAAGTGCAGACGTAATCACTTTAAACTCTAACAGGTTGGTTGTGAATAGCACCAATTTTACTTTAGATAGAAATGGTGCAGGTTCAATAGGTGGATGGCAATTCGGAAAAGGATATATGTATTCAGACGGAGAGGCATTCATTTCGACACATTCAAGAACAAATTACTATAACTGGGATGGGTTCCCTTATAAAGCATCTATAATGCAAGGAAAACTTATATGTGGAATCCAAAGCGGAGCTTTAGACGAGGCTATTCCTGATACGACAAGGGGATATTGTGATTTTTCAGTTGCCGGAATTTTTGCTAAAGATAAAAAAATGAGCAGCGGGTATCTGTTTGCTGTGGGAGTTGAAAATGGAGTTGTGACAACAAACACAGGAGCATTTACGGCATCAGACAGACGATTAAAAACAAATATAACTGAAATAGATGAACAATATGCCAATAATCTGATAGACGGATTGAAACCATCAACATACACAATGATAGATGGCAAAAGAACCCACAGCGGATTTATAGCAGATGAAGTTAAAATGACTGCTGAGAAAGTTTTGGGTACAGTAGATGATTTTGCAGCATATGCAACAGTTCAAATTGATGAAGATAAAAAAGACTATGCTGCATTGCGGTATGAGGAGTTTATCGCACCTCTGACGAAATATTGTCAGTGCTTAAAAAGAGATTTGAAGCAGGAAACAACGAAAAATCAGCAGTTACAATTTCAGCTTTTGAACTTACAAAGCGAATTTACGATATTAAAACAACAACTTTTAGGAGGTAATTAACATGGTAAAATTAAATAAACAAACTACAGTGACAGGAGTGAGTGTACTGACTATTGACGGAGAGGAAAAACAGGTTGCGTACATGAACGCTTCAATTCCAGTCGGTGGTGCACCTAATATCAGTCGTGCTATTCAGAATGTAGAGTTGTTCAATGCAAACAAAGAGGAAGTGTTAAAAGACTTTGCGGCATTTGACAATTATGTATATAGCCTTATGGAAACAGAGGAAACAAAAACAGCAGAATAAGAGGTGACGCACGATGGCAGTAATAAAGGTTTACACCCGAATAAATTGGCTTAATAAGTCGGAAAGTCTGACAACACCGCTTGGTAAAACAAACTTAAATAAGATGGATAAAGCAATAGACACTATAGACAACGAAGTAGTATCTATTTCAGCGACTGCGGAAAGTCTTGATACAACAAAAGCCGATAAAGACCAGCTTAACAACATGGTAACTGATATATCTTTTAATGACAAAAACGGTGTTATCAGTATAACAAAATATAACGGTACAGTATTGAATATTGATACCGCAATGGAAAAAATAGCCGTAAACTTTGAGTATGACGCACAGACACAACAGCTTATACTTACACTTGAAAACGGTGAAAAGCAATACATTGATATGTCGGCTTTGATTACTCAGTATGAGTTTAAAGGCACTGATACGATAGCTTTTAGCATTGATAGTGATGGAAAAGTGAATGCGTCTATTAAACGCGGCAGTATAACAAAAGCTATGCTGTCAAGTGAAGTTATGTCGGCTATAACATTATCAGAAAGTAATGCGGTTGCATCGGCACAGGCGGCGGCTCAATCGGCTACAAATGCTGATATGGACGCTAAGCTATCTCAGTCGTACAGCGTTGGTAAGAGTGGTATTCGTGACGGGGAAGATACTGACAATGCAAAATACTATTCAGAGCAGGCAGAAAAATTTGCGAAAGAAGCAGAAGATATTGTTGGCAGTAATTTTATAACTCAAGCTGAAAAAGGTGTTGCAAATGGTGTAGCTGTATTAAATGCTAACTTAGCAGTTGAAAAAGCGGTGGCAGATGAAGATGGTAACAACATTCAAAATACATATGCTAAAAAGACAGAAATAGGAGAAGTTATAGAAGTTGACAGCAAGTTATCGACAACAAGCACAAATCCAGTACAGAACAAAATAGTAACTGCTGCGATTAACAGTGCAAGCCGACAGGCAGATGTTGCGAACGGTACATTAGCTCAGTGGCAAGAACAAGGTAGAATACCAAATGGCATTGTAAACAACCTTGTTACGACCGAAGAGGGATATGCACTTGATGCAAGACAGCTAAATAAAAGTGTGGTGGGCAGTTTCGCCGAGAGTGTTGATAAAAGTATCTCTGCATTAAACAATGCCTTAAAACCATTCACATTTATAAATGTTGCTAGTGGAACCCGAAATGTTATAGCATTTTATAATTCAATTACAAAAATGATGTTTGTGAGTTTTAATTATAGTATAGCTCGTGTAAATGAACCAACAAGTCTAGTTATACTTAACGACAATGCTCATACCATAGATACTGATAAATATAGATTTCCCGTTAGTGCTTGGGATGGTACAACCGGAAATATAGTATTATCGTATGGATATGTATCCGGACAAAACATATGCATATATGCTCCGCCATGCAATGAATTTAATGCTTATGCTGCATTTTTTTACCATTGCAAATAGTATTTAACTCTATATTGATTTTATATAAAGAAAGGAATGACTATTATGAAAATCAAATTAAAAGACAACACGGAACTTACAGTAACAGATGCTTGCACATCAACATCAATAGTAGCTGAATTTACATCAGCTGAGGAAATTGAAGATTTCAGAAAAAAACTTACAGACGAAAATTTATCATCTTTTGCATATGTAAATGACGACGGAACGATAGTAGGAGAATATAAAAACTGCACTTTTACAAATGTCACTTATGCAGAAAAAGGCGGCAAGTTTACGGCTACATACAACATCCGTCAGTACAGTGACATGGAAGTAAGATTAAATGTACTGGAAAAAGAACAGACCTTACAAGGCGATGCCATTGCAAGTATGTCAGAAACAGTATATTCATAGAAAGAGGTGATAATATGAATGGAATTGTAAAATTTTGGGCTTACAGAATAGGCTTTGATTTGTCGAGGATTGATGAAGTCCCAAACAAACTTAAAACACCAGTCAGCGAATACATAGCCCAAAGCATGGCAGATTAAGTCACAAAATGTCGAACTATAACAGCCAAATCCTCTTGTTTCCCTTATCCTCAAGCCGTACAATAAACTTGTCAGAAGTTATCTGACAACATCAAGTTTTGGCAAGGGGCGGTGTAATTGGCGTTGCACTGCCCTGCATTGAGGGGATTGACATAGAAGAACGGTTGTTCTATAATATGTCGTAGGAGGGTTAAATGGACGAGATAAAGAAAGAAATTTGTGAACTTGTAAACCAAATTGACAACGAAAAGATTTTAAAACTTATAGCAGGCTTTGTAAAAAGTGGCTATAAAGAGGAACAGGCAGGGAAATAAAACCCTGCCTTTTTTTGTTTGACAAACTTTTTAATCAATAAACTTTTCAAAAAAATCACATAACACTTCTTTTTTATCTGTTGATAACTTATCATACTTTATAATGAATTTCTTAAATCTTTCATCATGCAATCCTATTTTCATCACAATATCTGAGTATTCATCGTCGGTATCTTCAAATTGCTTTTCTTCTATCAAGTCGGTCATTCCTATATTGAAGTAATCCGCAATCTTTCTAAGTTTTCCAGTACCAGGAAGTGAATTACCTTTACACCACATATTTAATGTTGTTGGCTTTTCATTCAAGTCTTTTGCAACATCTATCTGTTGCTTCTGATTTAAAGCTATATATTTGTTTAAGTTTTTGGCAAATATACGCTTTGTTTCTTCCCTATCATCTGTCATAGCTATCCTCCTTTCATTTTGTATTATATAACAAAATTAAAAAAAATTCAATATAAAATCCAATTATTTTGAATTTTAGTCTTGACAATTCAATGTGATTGAATTATAGTTGTATTATCAAATCAAGAAAGGAGTGGTTAGATGCCGAAGATTTCTCTTGAAGCAGTAAGAGTAAATGCAAAAATGACACAGAAAAACTGGGCTAAATTGCTTGGTGTTTCGGTAGCAACAGTGATTAACTGGGAAAAAGGGAATACTGAGCCGAGCTTATCTCATTTGAAAGAAATGAGCCGTTTATCTGGTATTCCAATGGATTTTATTTTTGTACCCGATAAATCCAATTAAATTGAATTTTAAAGGTCGGAAAGGAGATAAAATGAACGATTTAAAAATTTTCAATAATGAAGAGTTTGGAGAAATCCGAACAGTAGTAGTAAATGAAGAACCAATGTTTTGCTTGACTGATATTTGCAAAGCGTTGGAAATGAGCAACCCGACAATGGTTGCACAGAGATTGGATGATGATGAACGCACTAAGTTAGACTTAGGGCGTCAGGGAGAAACAAATTTCATAACAGAAAGCGGTTTATATGCAGTCATATTGAGAAGCGATAAACCGAATGCAAAGAAGTTTCGTAAATGGGTAACATCTGAGGTACTTCCATCAATCAGAAAAAACGGCGGTTACATAGCAGGACAGGAAAACATGACGGATGATGAACTCATGGCAAAAGCACTTATGGTGGCACAGAATAAGATTGCTGAGAGAGACAAACAGATTGAACGTATGAAACCAAAAGAGATATTTGCTGACGCAGTATCGGCTAGTGAAACATCAATCCTTGTCGGAGATTTAGCAAAGCTGATTTCTCAGAACGGTTACAAAATCGGACAAAAGAGGTTGTTTGAATGGTTAAGAACGAATAACTTCCTTATTAAATGTGGTTCATCAAGAAATATGCCACAGCAGAGGTTTGTTGAACAGGGATTGTTTGAAGTCAAAGAAAGCAACATTCAGAACCCCGATGGCAGTGTGAGAATAACACGCACAACTAAGGTCACAGGCAAAGGGCAGATTTACTTTGTTAATAAGTTTATGCAGAAGTCAGAAGTGGCGGTATAGAAAGGAGATAAAACATGGATAAACAGAGATACGGCATTGTAGACAAAACAGGTAAAAATATTATTGTTAAAAAAGACAATGCCCGCTACATCGGTATTGATGAACTGGTACAGCATATAGCAATGGATATTATCGAGGATTATCAGGACATAATAAAAGGCGATAAGAAAATTGATGAAACAAACATAAAACTGTCAATCAAAGTTCTTAACGCCATAACCCCAGTAGTTGAAACTTTTAATAGTGTTTCACGCTACTAAACAAGTGTGATATTACAACTTAATACGAAAGGAAAGTGAGGTTAAAAGATGAATGAGCAGACAAAGACATTGAAAGAAACAATGTGCAAAGATATTGATGGAGCAAACTTCTTCTTTAAATACCACAGAAACGGACAGGAGATAGATAAGCTGACAAAAGATGTGTTAAATCTTATCGCTGAACACTCCATGACCGTTTCTGAAATTAAAGGTTTCTTGGAATATATGAAAATTATTGTGGATAATCGTTCATATCTTCCTCAGCGGAAATAACCTTGATTGAAGTTTCTCCAAACGCTTCATTGTCGGGTATTTCTTTGGCAGTCTTGAGTATCGACAATACTTTGGCAGAGTAAGGATATTCAAGATTACAGTTAGGACAAATTATCTTGTCAGTATCAATATTTTCGTTTACAGAATACTTGCAATGACAAGCACAGGAAATTTGAAACTTTAAAAACATGGTGTTCACCTCTTTTCTATATTGAAGATAGAGGAATTATATCACAGAAAGTGAGGAATATAAATATGTTCGTAAACCCGTTTATTTTAGGAATTTTGGCAACTTTATTCACGGAGATGGCTTTGTTCATTGTTTGGGCGTGGATTTCAAGTAAAAAATAGAAAGGAAAAAGATATGAGTAAGATTGTTACCGATATAAATGAATTATCAGTTTTTGAAATAGAACAGTTAGCAAAAGTGCTGAGGTTTGAACTTGTTATTAACAACGGTAACGAGATAAAGATTGTTAGAAAGGAGAAATAATAGATGATAGACGCAAGTAGAAGTGTGGACAAGCCGACTGAAAATGTCGGAGTGCCGTTTGATGAATATAACAAACTTTCGAGCATATCAACAAAAGTTGATATTATAGTTGACTTGATGTGTCATGGAACGCTGATGTCAGATGATGTCTCGAGAATATTGAAAGTTGACACATCTTTCCCGAAAGGAAAAACATTTGAAAGAGATATAGTGGTTTCGGTGTGTATTTATAATAATCTTTTAGATTTAAAAGTGCGTGTAGATGTTCTGCTAGATATGCTGGAAAACAACGACTATGTATCAACAGACGAGATTTTAAGAACACTTGGCACAGAGTTGGCGATTGAAGAAGCCGACAGATGGGAGAAAAAGAAAAATGAAAGGTCTGACAATAAGTAATAAAGAGTATCGAGCAAGAGATGGAGTAAGTAGCACAGACTTAAAGAAGATTGCAAAGTCCCCAGCCCATTTCCGTTACTGGAAAGATAATCCCGAAGAAAGCACCCCAGCGTTGCTTTTCGGCAGAGCAGTACATAAATATGTATTAGAGAAAGAAAAATTCAATGAGGAATTTGCCGTTGCGCCCGAAGTGAGCAAAAGAACCAAAGAGGGCAAGGCTCAGTGGCTTTTATTTCAAGACCAAAACGAGGGTAAAGACATAATTTCGCTTGATGATTTTGAAAAGATAAAAGACATGAGAGAAACATTATATCAGACACCTTTTGTAAGCCAATTATTAAAAGGCAAAAAAGAAGCATCTTACTTTACGGAAGATGATGAAACAGGCTTAACTGTAAAGTGCCGTCCCGACTGTCAGACACAGGTTGGAGATACACATATTCTTATTGACTACAAATCTTGTGCAGATGCCAGCAGTGACAAGTTCATGCGTGACGCAATCAACTTAATGTATGATTTGCAGATGGCATTTTATAAAGACATTATGGATAAAGTGACAGGGCACGAACACTCTGTAATCTTCATAGCACAGGAAAAAACACCACCATATTGTGTGAATATTTTAGAAGCAAATGAATACTTTTTACGAAGTGGTAGGGATATGTATAGAACTTATCTCAATGCTTATAAAGAGTGCTTAGAAACCGGGAATTGGTATGGTTATACCAACGGTGCTATTAACACACTTGGGTTGCCGAATTGGTTACAGAAACAATATGAATAGAAAAGGAGAATAGAACATGAATGAAGTGAGTAATAATAACAATCATGTACCTTTTAACAACATAAATCAAGGTACAGTCGCAGTTGAAAGTAGCAGAGCAATAACAGAAGCACAGGGAAAATTGTTACTTGCAAAGCAGTTTCCGAGAAATTATACAAACTGCTATGCAACAGCTATTGAAGCGTGCCAGCGTAAAGGGTTTGCGGATAAAGCATTTTTTGCATATCCACGAGGGGGACAGACGGTAACAGGAGTGACAATTAGATTTGCCGAGGAATTAGCAAGATGTTATGGCAACCTTGATTATGGAATAAAAGAGTTGTCGCACGAAGATGGCAAGTCAGAAATGCAGGCATACGCTTGGGATTTGGAAACAAACACAGTATCAAGTCAGAACTTTACAGTCGAGCATATCATGGAAACACGAAACGGCAGCAGAAAGTTGACAAGCCAGCGTGATATTTACGAGAGAACAGCTAATGACGGTGCAAGGAGATTAAGAAGCCGTATTTTGGCAATCTTACCGCCCGATTTGGTTGAGGACTGCATAAAAGAGTGCAAAAAGACACTTGCAGGGCAGAACGGCATTCCTTTTAAAGATAAAGTTAAAAATATGGTTGTAGCTTTTGCTAAATACGGTGTTACAAAGGAAATGCTTGAAAAGAGATTAGACCACACTGTCGAGAGTATCAGTGAAGATGAACTGACAGAGTATATCGGTATTTTCAATGGTTTGGCACAGAAAGAAACAACGGTTTCAGATTGGTTTGAACAGCCAAAAACAGCAAGTCAGATGACTGCATTGCTCGAAGAAGCGGAGAAAGAAGAAAAAGTCAAAGAAAAGAAAGAGGAAAAGAAGTAATGACATACAAAGTGATGATTGATAAGAAAAACAATACATTCCCTTTAAAAGGTTTAAATGAATTGTTGGGTGCGAGATTATACAACCCACGCACAAAAAGATATACAAATTCTGTCAAGACTTCAAATGACAGAACTTGTTTAAAGGCAATAAAAAAATGTCTGCCAGCAGTACACATTGATAAGCCTATCAGATGCACTTATTGCATCTATACGGCAGATAAAAGGCACGACAGAAGTAATTTATATGCCGCAATAGAAAAGTCGTTCTTAGATGCGTTGCAGTTGGCGAAAGTTATTAAAAATGATGGCTGGGATGATGTTTACGACAGCGTTTTTCACACGAATATAGACAAGGAAAATCCGAGAGTTGTAGTGGAAATTGAGGTTTTAGGAAAGGAGAAATAATTGAAAATAGTGAGAAATAAAAGTCAGTATGACTTTTTAATAAAAATTAAAAATGAATATGTTACTATAGCATGTCTCCGACCATGGTTGCTTGAAAGAAAATACAATTTATATTTTTATTATTATGGTGAAGAACATGAAGCAGGAACATATGCTTGCAACCACTTTATTAATGGCAATGTGAGTATTGTTGTTTGGGAAAAGGAAAACGAACTTTTTAGAGATTTTCTTGTAAGAGTGGAGCATATGATATTAAAAAAATTGTATGCTATAGGAACTTCAATACTTGAAGAAACAAAAAATATTGATGATTCGGATTTAAAAAGTTGGGAAAAAAGAAAGTAGGTGAGAATATGACAGTATATGATTTAATACAGGAATTAAGTCAGTATGACGCAGATACAGAAGTCGAGTTTCATTGCGAAGCTGTATATGACACCGATGTTGAAGCAGAATTTGACAGAGAGGACGAAAATGACATACAGGAAGTGACAGTTAGTGCAGAGTTTGATGATGATGTGAGCTACGAGGGCATCCATGAATGCAAAACGGTAATAGGGGCGATGCCATACATTACCATCAACTTAATATATTAAGGAGTAAGAATATGAAATCAGCAAATTTAGAACAGATGATGGCTGATATGAATAATGGCACTTATGACTTGACCTGCAACGGAGAGTGTACTCAATGTGGTAATTGTTGCAGTAACTTACTTCCTATGACAGAAGATGAAATTGCAACAATCCGCAGGTACATCAAAAAACATCATATTAAGGAACACAGACATAATTATCCGACAGCTACACCAACAATGGATATAACTTGTCCATTTCTTAATGATGATAAGTTAAAAGAAAAATGCGAGATTTATTCAGTCAGACCTAGGATTTGCAGAGAGTTTATCTGCTGTCCGAGTAAAAGACCGCCGATTGATGATTGGGGTTATAAATTAAAGTGTAAGGCAGTTGATGTCAGAAAGGAGTTTTTCAAATGAGAGTTATATCACAGGACGGAACAATGGATGTTCCTTATGAAATGGTAGTTATTCAGAGGTTCAAAGAAGATGTTTATTTTTTAAACCGTAATTTAACAGGAGTAGAAGACTTGGTTAATGACATTAGGTTGGCTAAATACTCCACCGAAGCAAAGGCAATTAAGGCTATGGAAATGTTGAGAGAAACATGGATAAATGAAACCGTAGAATTTGAGGATGGAATTTACCATAGAAATATTATCTTTCAGTTTCCAAAGGATAGCGAAATCGAGGTGAGTAAATGACACTTAGAGAGCGAGTTATTGTAGAAGCCTATACAGGATATTGTATGACAACAGGTGAGGATAGGAACGCATTTAACAAGTATGTAGCGGAAATTATGGGGAGACCGATTTTTACTCACGAGTTAGCAGACGATAATATGCAAAACGAAATACATGACAAATCCAAAGCAGATTTTATTAAACTTTGTATATGCGATGATAGTGAATAGCGGAATAGCGAGGTGTAATATGGATAAAATGGATGTTATAGAAACTGCTAAAAGACTTTTTAAAGATAGAGAAGAATATTTCAAAGAACTTGAAGCGTTAAAAGAGGATATAAGTTTCTTTGATATGTATATGAAAAGGAACAAGAAAAGTAAGGCTAAATTTGCAGTAAGAATTTCTTACAAATGTGCATTCGGAGCTTTTGATGATATTTGGAAAAAGCATAGTTATCATAAGTCCGATATAGAAATAGTTTTTTCAGAGTTTATAGTTTTGGAAGCTATTATACAAGATATTTACGCAGATACAAACAGTTTTACTAAAAATACAAAGAAAGAATTTATAGATTATTTTGAGCAGTACGGAGATACTATGGTAGAAGATTATGTTTCAGAATTTATTGGTTGTAGCAGAGGCTGTATGGCTGTACTTGGAAAAATTCAGCAAATTAAAGCTGAGCAAATCTAAAAACTAAGGAGTTGAACTACAAATGAGTGCAAGGAGAGCGGCTATGCGTCGGGAACGATTGCAAAGGAACAAAATTGACAAGAAAAAATGTGCTATGGCTGAACTGGAAAGAGCAAAAGAGCAAGGCATTATTGATGGCAGAGCGATAGGTGTTAGTGCGTGCCTTGAAGTGTTGCACAGCAAATACAAGTTTAGCAATAGTAAAGCACAACAGTTACTCAATGTTATGGGGAGAGAAAGTGCAAGACTTGATGATACAGGTGTTAGATTTGTTGCAAATTACTATGCTGAGAAGTTTGAAAAGAAACTAGATGTACTGGGAATGTATCAAGATATAGCTGATATTCCTACAAAGATTTATTGTGCATCAAAGCATGAGTTGTTTGTAACATCGGTCGCAATAGCTTTGATGGTGCTAAATGAATTATGGAATTTTAGCAGTAACGATAAAAACACTGGTCGGCTTGATTACATCATGGAGTATTGCACAAATCGGTATTTAGAAATGCAACTTGACCCCGATATTAACACAGCAGAATATTACTTTGAGCGAATGTTAAGACGGACTGGTTATAAGTTGCATTAAGAGGTAAATATGATAGACGAAAAGAAGATTATTAAGAAAATCGAAAACAGGATAGATACTTATATAAAAGAATATCCTGAAAAGAAAAACTGTGAATATGTAGAAACACAAAGAGAATTTATACATATATTACAGATTGAAGCAAGAGAACAAAGCAAATCCGATTTAAGAAAGGAATAACGAGTACCCGGTAAACCGGGTTGATGCAGAGGGTGTATAACTGCTAGCGAAAAATCCTAATTAGTAGAGTGTAAAAAGCGTGTGAAGCCATTTAGGATTATCCATGTTACGGTATTTGTAGCGTGGTGTTATGACAAAACTAAAAGTATGTTGGATAAGTGCAGGAATATCAAGTTTTATGGCTGGATATTTAGCAGGGAATGTAGATAAATGGATTTATATTGACATTGCCGACCAACATCAGGACAGTATCAGATTTATCAAAGATTGTGAGAAAGCAATCGGAAAGAAAATAGAAATTTTAAGTAGTGCAGAGTATAAGAGTGTCGAAGATTGCGTCAAGGTTTTTGGCGGTTTTAGAAATCCTAGTAACAACTTTGCACCATGTACAAACTGGCTTAAAAAGAGAGTGAGAAAGGAGTGGGAAGAACAACACAAAGATTGTGAATTGACTTATGTGTGGGGATTTGACTTGAAAGAGAAGAACCGAGCAGAACGAACCATTGAAGCCAATCCGCAAGCAAATCATGAGTTTCCACTTATTGACAAATGCTTGTCTAAGGAAGAAGTGCATGGACTATTTGAACGGACTTTTGATTTTAAGCGACCGAAAATGTACGAATTAGGTTACCCAAATAATAACTGCATCGGATGTGTAAAAGGTGGCATGGGTTACTGGAATAACATCCGCAAGGATTTCCCTAAGGTATTTGAAAGCAAAGCCAAGTTGGAAAGAGAAGTTGGCTACTCGATACTGAAAGACAGTGACGGCAAACCTATATTTCTTGACGAATTAGACCCGAAACGAGGGAATATGAACACTGAAATTTTTCCTGACTGCGGCATAATGTGTTATTTGAATTTAGAGTGAGGTGAGAACATGACAGTAGACGAATTTAAGCTACTTGCGGTAGATACTAAGATTTCAGTGCGTGATATACGAACTGGAAAGTATCTTAAAGATAAAAAAGAATACGGCAGGCGAAAGGTACAAAGTTTGTATGCAAGAACGCACAGGTATCAAGGCGATTGTGAAGCTAATATTGTATTGATGGTGAGGTGATTTGATGAAAGATAGATACTTATTCAAGGCAAAAACTTGTAATGGAGAGTGGGTTACAGGATTTTTGCATTGCAAAGATGATAAATGGTATATAAGTAATAAAGCAGGTTCGCCATTTGCGTATGAAGTAAGACCAGATACAATTTGTCAATGCACAGGTTTGAAAGACAGGAACGGTAATCTGATTTGGGAGCATGACATTATGGTTGCAAATTTAGACGAATCATGTCCAGATGATAAGACTTATCAAAAGGTTATTTGGAATGAAAGTGGATTTCATTCAAAAGAAAAAGGAAGCGAAGACATATACCCGATTGGTAGGCTTGAACAAGAGTGTTTTGAGGTTGTTGGAAACATATTTGATAACCCTGAATTATTAGAAAGCGAGGAATAAAGATGGCAAGAAGAAAAGATTGACGAAATAGCAGAACAGTTGAAAGGAGCAAAACAGAATGAAGATTTTAAGCAAGAAGAAATATAATAAACTCATTGAAGATTTTGAGAAATCGCAGAAAAAGGTCGAGGAACTCAAAAGGATAAATGAAAGCCTTGGAAAAAAGTTAGAGGATAAAAAGACAAGTTGCAAGCTGAATAACGGTAAGGATTTCTGCTTTAAATGCAAAAATTCTTACAGATACAAGACATACTGGGGAGCGACAGAATACGAAAAATGCGGTTGCTTACTTGATGTGCCTTGCGAGAATTTTAAGAGAAAAGAAAGCGAGTGATTTAGAATGAATTTACTTGAACACTATGTAACAAATATAACTCACGAAGAACCTATCGAAAAGTACGGAATGTTATTTTTCAAGGTTGTATGTGATGTTGATTGCTATGGTAACAAAGAGGTTCAGACAGAAGTTTTACTTACCGAAGATGATTATGCGGAAGCGAAAAGCAAAGGCTATTATTTAGCCTAAAAACCAAAGAAAGGAATAGGTTGTCGCGACATAAAGCTGAGGTTTCCTTTTGGTGATGAAATGAATTTTGATGATTATATTTGTGACGGTCAAATTAGTATGTTTGATTTTACGAATGATGCATCTGATAACACCGATATTGAATTTAACCCCTTAAAGTCCCTTGCGTTGCATGGTACTGGGATTCGTAACGGTATGAAGCGTATAAAAGAGTATTTTTCAGAAAGTCATACTTTAAGAGAAAAAGTTGCTTTTCTTAAAAGTGAATATGGTACTGGCGGTTTCGGTTCATGTAATAAAAAACCTTGCTATATACACCAAATGTGTACTTCTATATCGCAAAAATTGATTGAATATGAGTATTACGATGAAGATATGCAGAATGTGAAAAAATATTGCAGTTGGGTTGATTTAGCAAACATAATTTCAGAAATGGTTGCAAAAGATGAATATGTTTATAAGGACGGTGATTAAATGGCAATTTACAGAAATGTACGCTTATCGTTTTGGACTGATAATAAGGTGATAGACGAGTTCACACCCGAAGATAAGTATTTTTATCTGTACTTGCTCACAAACCCTCAGACAAATTTGTGCGGTTGTTATGAGATAAGTTATAAAAGCATGAGTGAAGATACAGGATATAACAAAGATACTTGTTTGAGGTTGTTAAAAAGATTCGACGAAGTACATAATGTTATCAAATTTAATGAGAGTACAAAAGAAGTGCTGATTCTGAATTGGTATAAATATAACTGGAGCAGTTCGGCAAAGACTTTGTCAGGGGTTATGGCTACAGCGAAGTACATAAAATGCGAAAAATTTAGAAATTATGTTTTAAGTGTTGCAGAAAGTGCGAAGAATGGTAATAAAGAGCCAATTAGATACCCCATAGAAGCATCTGTATCTGATACTGTATCTGATTCTGTTACTGAAACTGATACTGTAAATAATAAAAAGAACATTACAGGAGAATATATAAAGGAAATTGTTACTTATCTGAATAAAAAATGCGGCACGCATTACAGATGTAACACAGCAAACACTAGAAAGCATATAACGGCGAGATTTGCTGATGGCTATACGATTTCTGATTTCATGACAGTGATTGATAAGAAGTCCGCTGAATGGCAAGGTACTAAATTTGAATTGTATTTACGACCCGATACTTTGTTCGGGAGTAAATTTGAAAGTTATCTGAATCAGCAGATTAAGCAGAAAGATAGCACAAAAGAATTTTTGGGCGGTTGGGGGTTGTAGCTTATGACAGAAAAAGAAGTAAGGCAATTACTTGCCATGACACAGGCTGTATATCCTAACTACAATCCACCCAGCAGAGAAGCGGCGGTAAATGCGTGGCTCATGTGTTTAAGCGAGTATGATAACAATGTTGTCATGGCGGCATTTAAAGCATACATGACTACGAATACAAGTGGTTTTGCACCTGCACCGGGGCAACTTATAGAAATATTGCAGACTTTGACACAACCGTCTGAGCTGAACGAACTGGAAGCGTGGTCGATAGTCAGAAAAGCGTTAAGAAATTGTGGTTACAATTCTGAACAAGAGTTTGCAAAGTTGCCGACAGTAGTGCAAAAAGCTGTCGGGACACCACAGCAATTAAAGATTTGGGCTTGCGATAGTGAATTTAATGAAAATGTTGTGAGCAGTAATTTTATAAAGACATATAGAACAGAGGTCAAGCGAGCAACAGAATTAAATAAAATGCCTGAGAATGTAAGGAAACTTATAGAAATGGTAAACACAAATTCTGCATCGGCTCAAATAGCAAGCGAAAACAAAAGGACTATATCTTTATCACTTGAAGATAAAAAAACCGAGGAAACAGGCAAAATGGAAGTTAGAAACAGTGTTCTTATGCCTGAGAAATATAAAAAAGAATTTGGCATTAAATAATGAGTTTAAAGAAAGGAGATGAACCGCCGTTTTGAGAATTGAAAAGTTAATTAAATTTTTGAAAGAAAGATTTGAAAGCGGAATACAGATGTTTGATACACCGTCTCTTGTAAATGATTACAGAAAACCTATCTATGTCGAAGACGACATAACTGTACTATATGCACCGTCTTGGAATTACATAGAGATATTTGGCATTTCTGACGAAGAGTTTGAAAGAGTTATGAAAGAAGCAAAAGGATATTAGTGAGTGTCCGTTTTAGAAAGGAGATTATATGATTTTTAGTAATTTATATCCAACAAATAAAGATGGATTTGATTCTTTGATTAAGAAAATTAAAAAAGAAAAAACATTAGACATATTAGTTTCTTCATTTGAGAGTTTTTGCACAGGCTATTCTTGCAAGCCCGACAGAGAAGAATATCCTTATCCAAGAGGAACTGATATTATTGATGAATATGAATCTGTTAAATGGAACAGAGAAGAGGTTCGAAGATTAAGAAGAGCTTTTGAAAATAGAGCTGAGGAGCTTACCCGATATAAAAATCTGATTTCTAGTGCTTTTGAAGGTAAAATTATTGAAATCTTAGCAAGTGATAACAGCATATCAATAGAGGAGAGTCGGAAAATATGGAACTACGCTTATTCAGAAGGGCACAGTTGTGGGATAAGAAATGTTATTTCCTACTACGAAGAATTTGTTAGCGTATATGCTGATTTATTAAAAATCAGAAAGGAGCAGAAATGGAGAGATTAACAAACAGAGAATATGAAGAAATTTCTTGCACAGGCAGAGAAATACCATGCAGTTCATTTTGTAATAACTGTTCTCAGGGTACAGGTAATTGCGAGATTGTAAAAAGAATGGTTGAGAAGTTAGCTGAATACGAGGACTTAGAAGAACAAGGCAGACTTCTGAAACTGCCTTGTAAGGTAGGAGATACAATATATGCTGTTGGCGAAATAGTAAAAGAATACAAAGTAATAAGCGTGGGTTATCATAGCGATAAAGCAACTAACAGAATCAAATTTTGCATTGAAACATTGCCTGTCAATGGCTCAAGAGTAGTTGCGGCTTTTTATGACAAGGAATTTGGAAAGAATGTATTTCTCACAAAATCCGAAGCAGAAGCAAAACTGGAAGAATTGAGAGGTAATCAGAATGGAAAAGTATAAATGTATTAAAGAATTTTATGTTTCAAAATATGACGAGAACGACAGCCCTACTGACGAATATATAACAATTCACAAAGGGAGTATATACGAGTACACAGAGGGCTATATAGGTGAATCGGATATACGATTGTATTTAGAAGATGGAGACGATGACTGTGGTTATCTCGATATTTCCTATGAAACATTAGAAAAGTATTTTGAAAGGATTGCATAAAAACAGAAAGAATTGAGAGGTGAAAGTATTGAGAACAGCTGAAAATAATATCATTTCATTTAAAGTTTTGAAAATTGAAAAAGGTAGGGATAAACTGTGCAAATGCGACCCACCACATTACGAAATTGATACCGTAAACAGAATTATAACTTGCTCAGATTGCGGTGCTGTAATAGACCCTTTTGAAGCATTAGTAACACTTTGTAGGTATGAAGATAAATTTACAGAATATCAGGAAAAAGCATTTGAAAGGGCAAAAGTATATGCAGAAATGGCGGATAAAGAATACCGCAGGAGAATAAAAAATGCTGTATTTAAAAATATGGACAGTAATTATCGAAAAGATTTATATCCAATTTGTCCTGAGTGTAAAAAAATAATAAATCCTATAGAAATTACAAATTATGCAAACAAGAGGTTTTATGATGAATTGAGAGGTGGAGAAAATGGCTCAATGGAATAAAAATACGGTGCCAAAATGTAAGATTAAAAATTGTTCAGATGAAGTTTTGGCAACGGTAGAACACACAGGATATGGTGGAAAACTTTATAGGAGAGTGGTTAAGGCGGTTTACTTTCCATATCATCATTGCACTGTTGAAGATATGGGACGGAATATGCGTGATGGTGTTTTTGATGATTGGGAATATTGTGAAGAGGATGATTCATATTGGATTCCGCAAGGTTGGTATGAAGTATGCGATTACTTTGAGGACTATTCCTATTCGCAAATTACAGATTGCGTAAAAGCTTGGATGAAGTTACCTAAACCATATGAACCAAGAGTTAAAGAGTTTGGAGGTGGAGAAGATGAGTGATAAACAGAGCAATCTCACAGACAAAGAAATGGAAGATTTACAGAGCATAGTAACTGACACATTAGCAAGTGTATGTGCTATGGCAGATAAGCACAACATCGACAGAGATAGTATGCTGAAATACTTTGCTGATATGCTCACAGCTTTTGCAAAAGCGGCAAGCATACAGAATTATGAAACTAACCACACTTGCAACTGCAAGCACAACAGCAATTTAAGAGATAATGAACCTTGTTGCAGATGTGATAGCAGACAGACCCATGCTAACAGGATAAGGAATATGTCGGATGAAGAGTTAGCAGAATGGATTAATACAAAAAATACATGCGACCAATGTGCCTACGAACCGGACAGGTTATGCATGAAAGAAACTTGTGCAAATGGCGTATTACAATGGCTTCAATCAGAAGCGGAATAGGAGAGAATATGGAAGAAAAAGCAAATGTGGAAATAAAAAAAGCGATAGATAGTTTAGAATTTTTAATTGACGAGGATTGTTCTGATACACAGTTTGACTATATCGAAGAAATTGAAAGTGCAATCAAGGCACTTACAGAACTTCAACAGTACCACGCAATCGGCACACCGGAAGAGTGCCGGACGGCGAGAGAAAAGCAGATACCTAAGAAACCCGATTTTACAGAAGATAAGGAGTTTGCTTTATGTCCTTGTTGTAATGGTAATGGATTAGCTGATAAGCAGGAATATTGTGATAATTGCGGTCAGAAATTAGATTGGAGCGGTGAAGAATGAGCGAAGAACTTAAACCATGCCCGTTCTGTGGACACAGTATAGATATTGAAAAAGATGTGTATGAACCGAGTAGGGATTGGCACCCGACATTTATTGACCCAGATAGTGGTGGCGACCCCATTAACATTCATTGCGAATGTGGTTTAGAGTTTTGCACTGGTACATATAACTGGGGCGAATTTGTAGAAGCATGGAACAGGAGGGTGAACGATGAGACTGATTGATGCAGATAATATTTACAATGTTGGAAATTTCGTCATATTGGATGAAGATGGTAATGCTTATGTATCACTTGCTGATTTATGTAAAATAATTGATATTCAACCGACCGCCTATGATGTAGATAAGGTTGTAGAGGAATTGGAGGGTGCAATGTGGCTTACAACAAATGATGATGGAGAAACCAATAAATTATCTATTCAAGTTGTTTCGTTTGATGATGCAATCGAGATAATAAAGGCAGGTAGTAAGGATGAATAATGAGCAGTTAAAAAATAAGAATTTAGCGAGGTGATTATACAATGAATGATTGCAAAGGATGTAAATATGAGAACATCACAGATATAGAGATATGTTTAGAATTTTGTACAAATTGTAAAAGAGCCTATTCTAATGAAGAAGATAGAGAATTTCACGAAGATAAGTATGAGATTGCAGACTAAGCTAAAACTAAGAAAGGAGTAAGAGTTTTGTGCACAGTAAAAACCGGTTTTACTCCATAAAATTATGTATAGCGAGAATAAAAAGAAGTGGCTTAAAGAGCGTTATCGTCAAAGAAAAGAACATAGCTTATGTACCAAGTGCGGTAAACCTGCAATGACAAACAAAACTCTATGCAAGGAATGTGCCGAAAAAAGAAAGAAGAAATATCGAGAAGATAGAGAATTTTTCAAAGCACAGGGATTGTGCCCAAAATGCGGCAAAAGCAAATTATTTGGCAGTGAAAAAACTTGTCCTGAGTGTTTAGCGTATGCTGAAAAAGTAAATGCTAAACACGCAAATAAAGTAGCTGGTAGTAAAGAAGCATATTATAAACAGCTTTATCAAAAAGCAAGACAGCGTTACGATGAGCAAAATCTTTGCGTAATGTGTAAAATAAGACAGCGTGCAGAGGGACATATACACTGTGAAGAATGTCTCGAGAAAAGACGCAAGAAAGGCAGAGAAATACGAAAACAGCAAGAAAAAGTAGGTATAACAAGAAGCGAAAGACCAGCTTACGGACTTTGCTATCGCTGCGGAAACCCACTTGATAGAGACGGGAAGTTGTGCGTAAAGTGTGCAACAAAAGCTGTAAGCTGTTTACCTAAATTTAGAAATACAGATGTATGGAAAAAGAATAACAATCTATTATTTGGAGGTAAGCAAGATGATAAAATTTGAAAGTGAATGTATTGACTGCCCCAACGAAATAGGTTGCCTTGGGGATAATTGCCCGAAACGCAATATACCTCACTTTATATGCGATTGTTGTGGTGAAGATGTAGAAGAATTGTACGGATATGACGGAGAGCAGTTGTGTAAAGACTGCTTGCTTGATGCAGTACCAAAAGTAGAAATATAGGAGAAATGGCTTATGAAGTTTTCAGAACTTACTAAGCCGGAACTTGATGAAATTTTAGAAAACGCCAATTTTACAGAGGAAGAAGAGAATATATTTACAATGCTTGCAAGAGGAAAAACACTTACAGAAGTTGCACAAAGAAATATGATATGTGAACGAACTGTACAGAGAAAAGTTGACAAGATAAAAGTAAAGATTGAAAAATTGGAGGTTTTGAAATGATTAAAATAACAATAAATGGAAACGAGATAAAAGCAGAGGATGTAACTTTATCTGCCGATATTGTAAAAATCATAACATCATGCCTTGATTGACATTGTGTTTTAAAAAGGTTAGAATGTGTCGTAAGTACGATAAATGCGGCACATTCTTTTTATATAAAAGGAGGATTTGAAGATGGAATGTGTTGCGTACATGAGAGTATCGACAGAAAAACAAGCAGAAGATGGAAACGGGCTGGAAAGTCAAAAAAGAGATATTGATAATTACTGCAATAAGAACGGTTATATAATCAGTGATTACTATATTGACGATGGCTATACAGGAGCAAACATGGATAGACCGGAATTACAACGGCTTATTAGTGATTGCGTTGCAAAAAGAATAAAATGTGTAGTTGCTTTTAAATTAGACAGGTTGTCACGAAGCATGGTTGATGGAATATATATCATCGAACGAGTGTTTCAAGCAAACAACATCTTGTTTAAATGTGTGCATGACAGTATAAGCTACGACAGTCCGATGGAGCAAGCATATACTCAGATGATGGCAGTTTTTGCACAGCTTGATAAAAATACAATGATGTTGCGTATGCGTGGCGGTATGTTGGAAAGAGTAAAGCAAGGCTACTGGATGGGTGGTGGTAACACTCCTTATTGTTATAAGTATGATAAGGAAAAAGGAATTTTAGTACCTATACCTGAACGGAAAGAGCAGGCAAATCAAGCATTAGATTTGTTTATTGACGGCTATTCGGATGTTGCAATTAAAAAAATGCTTAATTTTACGCATGAGCATACTGTTAAAATGGTTTTAACAAGTCCAGTAAACATCGGCATGATACCATATAAGGGCAATTTATATAAAGGTTTGCATGAGCCTATTTTTGATAAAGATAGATTTCAGCTTGCACAGGAAGCGAGGAAAAACAGAAGAAAAAAGAAAACAGTTAGCCTTAACAAAGAACCAAATTTATTGACAGGTTTATGTTATTGCGGTGTGTGTGGATGTAAAATGCGTTATCAAAAATGGGGAAGTGAATCTGATGCACCTAAAAAAATTTACTGTTGCTCACGAAACAAAGATTTATTTTATTTGCCGAATTACAATAAAGACTGCGATAATTCAATAGAATGGGCTACCGACATTGAAAAACAAGTCGAAGCTGAGATAATAAAAATATCTTTAAATTTGTCATCGCAAAAACCAATCGCAAAGCAGAGTAAAATTGATATAATACAGTCGCAAATCAAAAAGGAAAAATATCGCCGCAAAAGGCTTTTTAATCTTTACGCAGATGGAAATGACGATGTTTTGAATATAATAAAACAGTCAGACGATACTATCAGTAGTTTAAAAGAACAACTTGAAATTGAATTATTAAGTAAAGAAGCAAATAAAAAGAAAAGTATTGCCTATGAGAACATCAAAAAAATTGCCGATGTTTGGGACAGCATCGACAAAAGAAATAAAAATATGATACTTAAAACTATAATTGACAAGATAATAATTGTCAATGGAGATATTGAGATACAATTAAAGAATTTTTAGCACATACTACACGCCATGCCGATG